ACTTGGTTCAGTAGGAGAAGAGGAGCTTAGGGAAAAGTATCGTCAGAATGCAGAGAAGTATGGCTACTCGAACTGGTATGAGTGGGCAGTAGCTAACTGGGGAACTAAATGGAATTCCTATGATGGCCATCTAATCGATACCAGCCTTTCTTTTTATACAGCTTGGTCTCCTCCTCTGCCCGTTATCAAGGAACTGTCGAAGCTTACTGGAAAAGTATTTGTTTTAGATTATGTTGATAAGGGGGGCGCATATATCGGAAAGTATATATCTGGGCCTGATGGTGATTTCGATGAGTGCTTTGATAATTTCAGCGAAGCACCTCAATCGTGGAAAGAAGCCCTTGGTGTTGATGATCTAGATTACATGGAGGAGGATTAATATGGATTTAAAAATTTTTATATTAATCAGCACTGTGATCCATGTGGCACTCGCTATCCTTACAGGTAAGTAGGGATTAGCGAACTACCCTGAAGTAAATAGGCAATATTAGCGAACCCGATCCCCTTAAATAGCCCCAACCCGTACAAGTATTGGCATCCCCAAGGGGATTCGAACCCCTACTAACACCGTGAAAGGGTGCTGTGCTAACCGATTACACTATGGAGACTTATAATACAACCTATAATAATACATCCTGAAGCCGATGTCAACCCTTTTCTAGATCACTGTTTTAAAGTTTGTATAAAGCATTGAATACCAATGAGTTGCGGAGCCGCGCCCCCCCGGCCAGTCGCAACTCTTTTATATTGAGGACTTTGCGTCAGTCTTCCCCAAGGCAAAAAGAAAGGGGGCGGTTTCCCGCCCCCAGTCTTCACCATGACTAACACTCCACGATTACGCTACACCACATAGCATAAAGTCTCTTGTCTGAACATAATCAATAGAAGCATTTTTTGCAATATCTTTTTTATCACGATACTGATTGAAGTCATATTGATCTACAACTTTCAGCAATGGAAGGGCTTTCTCAACTTTGTTTAATTTGTCAGAAAGTTTATTCAGATTGTCTGATTGATTTTTGTAAATTTCAGAATCTTTGATTTTCAAGATTTGCTTTATATCCCGTGAAGGAGTAAGAAGATGAGTCTCTTTTTGAGAGGGGGTAGAGGCATCTTTAAGCTCGTTCAAAATCTTAAAAGCGTTAGGAGCAATGGTTTCTTTTAGCAAAGGAAACACGCAACGGAATAGAACATAATTGTCAGAAGAAAACTTGCTACTCATTTCTCCCGCCCAAAACTTATCCGAAAGATTATCTTTGCCATACAAACTTTTAAGTTGATCGGTCACAAAGTCTTTTAGGTTTTGAGTTGCTTTACGAATAGAATCTCCATCTGTTTTTCCGAACTTAACGCCAATGATTTTAGGAATAACAAAAGAAGGATATTGCTTTTTAATTGTTTCCATGTGGCGATTAAGAGCAACAAGGGAAGAAGGGGCGATTACAATGTCGCGGGTTTTGTTAAGAACCGCTTCAAATCTTTCGATGTCAACCCAAGCGTATTCGGATTTAAGGTTTTTGTCATCCAGATCGACATTTACTTCTTCCCAATAGTCCGAACGAACAGAAGTGTAAGAAGGAATGTTTTGAGTTTTAAGCTGAAAAACATTTTTAGTGTGCTTGCTACGAACAGCAGTCGAAACATTAGTATTCACACGACTGCGAGTATTGCGAGGCAGGATGATTTTTTGGAGAGTAGAAATGTCAACCAAGTCACTATCAACCAACCCATTCGCTTTCAGATAATTGTCGCGTTGAGTTTTATTATCGAAAGTAAGAATACAAACAGATTTACCATCCTTTAGAAAGTTGTAAGCATAATTAACTAAACAAGAACGAAGTTTACGGGTATTTTCAATAAAAACTTCTTTGTCGTTGAGATGGATATTTTTATTATCCATATCAGTAATTAAATCTCCGCCTTTTGTAGTATAATTACCACCCACATATCCACGCCTCGGAGTATATCGAATAGCACGACTCGGAGAAGGAAAGGTAAACATATTGGAAGAAACAACCTTGTTTTTCCACTTCAAATTCTTAACAGCACGACTAACAAAGTAGTAAGGACTGGACATATCAGACATATTGCCAATCATTTTTTTGAAAGCAAACTCGCTATGTGCTGTATCCATTTCTTTAGAAACCTTATCAACGATTTCGTTGTGGATTCCTACGAATTTAGATTTGATAGCATTGATAGTCCTATCTGTATATTGCAATCCTTCGCGGGATGCGGCAATGTCCAAATCACCGATATTGAACTTAACTTCAAAATCAAGATTAGAGTTAGACACAAGTTTCTGGCAGATAGAATCATCAGAAACATTCTCATCGAGTTTCAATGAAGAAGGGTTAATAACATAACCGATATTACCCATTATAGCTACGGACTTTTGCGAGCTACCATAAACACTTCTATCATTACTAACGATGCGCCAATTTTGACCCTCCAAGGAAGATGCTCTATTTCCAAAGTCAATAGGAGCAACACCCTTAATGATAGGCTTTACTGCAAAGTATTTGAATACCTGCTTGGCTTTTTCAGCAAAAGTTTCAACATCAGAAGGTTTAACAGGAATAACAATCTCGACTCCGCTTTCCTCTTTAGAACTAACACTCGCAAGTTTAGCAATTTGACCGATTTGGGAAGGGTCGATATATGCGTTGTAAGTTGTTTTTAGTCCGTTGTTAAAACTATTGATTACAAAATTGTCACCATAAGAAAACGCGGATTTACTACCAAGACCGAGTTGACCGATTAGAGAATTACTTTGGCGTTTAGTGGACTCTCCATAAAACGCATAGATTTCTTGAATATCTTCTTCACTCAATCCAGCACCAAAGTCACGGATTTTGAGAGAGAGTTCAAGACGATTCGGAAGCGTGACCTCAATAGGTCGAGAACCGCATCCGTTTTCAACATGGGCATCCACGGCATTGCAAGAATACTCGCGGAGAATGGCAAGAATTTTATCGGAATAAAGTTGGTTGCGTAGCACATTAAAAATGTGAGCAAGACCATCGTTTTTGATGCCGAAAGAAACAGCACCTTGGATTCCGTTAGTGACAACATTTGCTTTGGATTGAGCTATAATCATGTGTGGTATTGGTGAAATCTCATATTACTATAATTTGAACACCGCGCAAGCATTTTTTTTTAATTTTTATTTATTTTTTTATGGCACGATTCTTGCTTACAGGTTTTAGTATAAAAGCATGATTATCAACAACTTGCACAGCGCGGGGGGGGCGGCAGCCGCAACTCTTTGACTTGGAGTAATTTACAACAAAAGCTGTGGCACAAAAAAAAGGCGGCAAGACCCACCACAAGTCTTGCCGCCGCTGACCCACCACTAACCAACTTTCAATACTTACTCGGTATTGAAACTATTTTGCTTTCGCAACAAACCTGCCCTTACTATCTCGTTGATTATGAGAGTTTTTCGACTTAAACTCTGTATTCAGAGGCTTATTGTAGATTTCCTCGAAATCCTTCATAACTTCATATCGAGAAGTGCGGAGTTTCTGACAATTACAATCACGCGGAACACTAACAACATCAGCAGGATTGATCTTGACAATCACAAGGCGAGAACCACTTCCGCCGAATGTCGAAGCGTATTCATAGCTACCAGCATGGAAACCATAAGAGCAACCAACATCAGCATCGTCGCAGACTGCATTGCGAGGCATCGCAAGAACTGACCCCACATGATTACTGAACTTTCCAGAGTGGTGATCCATATAATCTTCGCGAACACTCTTGTAGGCAAGGAAATCACCATCTTCGCAGATAGGAAGATGCTTGTGTTCCAAGAACTTGTAAAGTTCATCAACTGCGCGTTTAGAAGGGTTCTCCATCAGTTTCTCCAAGAAGTTGACAAGAGGTTGGAAAGGCAGTCGGCAATCCATGAACTCGAAGATTTTGTCAACAATGTAATTATGGATAACTTCTCCATTATAGAGGATTGTTCCATCATCACAAATTTCAACCCCACCAAATCGGGAACTTGTAGAAACAAACTCTTTTTGGATTTTGTTTTTCACATCGAAAAGAGAGTCGAGCAAGTCGATGTCGCCATTCTCAAGAGCAGAGATTGCATCGTCGAAAGAGGGGTGATTAACAGACATCGTTTTCGGGGTGTTGTCGATAACGATGGTAAGTGAGTCGTCGGTTTTGATAAAGGCAGTTAGTGTTTTCATCTTTTTTAGAATAGTATTTTTTTATGATTGAGTCAATGTTTTTTTAGAAATTAAATTGATATTGGTTTTCGTCTTCTTCTTCGTCTTCGGAGTTAGATTCAGAAACAAACCATCCAAGTTGCTCCAAGCCCTCCATCGCGGCATCGCACTCGTCTCTTGCAGAAACTTTGAAAAAATCGTTTCCGTCAGTATCGCTAATAATTTTGTAGGATTTTAGTTTTGGCATAGGAATATAAATTTAATTTTATTTTTGGTAGAAGTCAAATAGAAAAAACCCCTCGTTTGGAAATTATTTTCTTTGCATATACATTTTTTTTTGTTCTTTCTATTTTCAAATTCCAAAATTCAAGAGCGCGATCTTCTACGGAAGCAAATTCCGTGCCATGATCTAACCCTCCATTCAAAAAATGACAAATTTCATGGATGATTATATACATCGCACATTCTTCGCTATGATCAATCGCCCATTGTGGCATTGTAAACCAACCTTTATCAGTCCAAGCATAGCCCCTGCTGGTTTCTTTGATTATAGCTTTTGGTCTAATTGTCAAGCCTAAAAATTTAGCGGTCAAGTCTGCGATTGATTGGATTTCTTGTGGTGACATATCGAAATAAAAGTATTGTTATTTCTACTCGGTGTCAAATAAAAAAAATCAGCTATAACGCCTTGATTAGCAAAGACTTGCGGCGGGCCGGGGGGCGCTCGCACGCAACTCATTACTGTTAAATGACTTGTAAAAGAACCTAGTCGCAAAAAAATTTAAGGCTCCGATTTGGAGCCTTAAACTTAATTGCTTATAGGTTAAGCAGGGAGGGCAAGTGCCTCATCGCCAACTTCTTCTGCTCTGGCGAACTTTACTCCCGCCAGCGGGTCGAGCAGACCATGTAGGGCATCGCTACGCTTTGGTAGTGCTAACACATTGCCACGCATGACATTAGTGAAGGCATTATGCAGACCCCACAGATTACGCTCTGGTTTCCATTCCTCATGTTCTGGATTATGCCATTGGTCAAGCACATCCGCAAGATGAGTCTTACTTACTGCACCGCAACGATATGCTCTAGCAAGAATATCGTGAGCTTCTGGGTTATTAAGCTGACGCGATTGATAGGCTTCGATTCGTGCCGCATTGTTGCCCCAAGTTGTAGTCAGCTTACCAAATGCTCCTGCTAAAAGCGTCGGTAAATCGCGCATGATGAACTTGGTGTGACGACGAGCAATCTTGATTTCGTTATGGAACGCAAGATTATCACAAACGAACGGAGCAGACCCCGCGTTGATTCCGGCTGGAAAAGACTTGTCATGGGAATTGCGAAGCCCGATTACAGTTCCAATGTTGTCTTCTTGAGAGAAGTTAGGGATTCCCGCCACTTGGAAAAGCCCAAAATAGCGGAGTCCATTACGAGCAAGGGCATGAGCTTCTTGCGTGATTGTCATTCCAGCGTCAGAAACAATCTCACGAAGACGCTCGATGAGCGAAAAGTGAGGAATCGGATGCCATGAGTCGGTAGCCATAGGAGTGGCGACCTGTTGAACTTCGGTGGATTCGACGGAGTGGCCGCCGCAATGTAGTGTTAGGTTTAGTGCTTTCATTGAGATTTCATCATACTATGATTTGAACGCACGGCAAGATTTTTTTTTGATTTTTTTTATTAAAGTTTGAAGCCGTATTTTTCGACTTCAGAAGTTGGCATGATTCTTGCTAGAGGTTATTTTATAAACCCTTTATTTATAAGGACTTGCGGCGCGCGGGGGGGGCGGCCTTTCGCAAGGCCTTGAGTTTCAAGTATTTATTTCATGTGTGTCCTAGAAATTTAGCTACCTGTTTCTTATTGACCTTTTCAAGCTTGCTAGTAACACCAATAAACCCTGCTTTCTTGCGACGAGACAAGACAGCCATGATTCCGACTCGCTTACGCAAGCGGACGAGTTCATCATTATATTTATAGATTGCGCCTTCGATTATTTTCATATGTTTTTTGTTTGTTTGTTTTGTTTGTTTATATTATTCACCACAAGCTGCTTGCCATTCTTCATCAGTTATCCCAGTTTTAATGAACTCGCGTTCTGATGGGGTTAAATTCGGCATGGCATTTTGAATCAACTCTCCCATTTCCCAACGGACAATTTGACCCGCTGTGACATTGATATCCATCTTGTTAATTTTACCGCTGAATGGTGATTTGCGTGTGATGATCATATTGAAAGAATATATTTTTTTGATTTTAAATTCAAGGATTATTTTTCCAAAACATACGACCAGTAGCGAGAATTTTCTTGCTTTTGTTTTCTGTCCCAGAAAATGCAACGAGCAATGTATGGAGAGATTTCATACTCGAAAGACATACGAACCCAATGTTTCTCGATGTCTTGGTATTTTTTAGAATCTTTGGTTTGATTACAACCATAGAGTTGAAACATATGAGTATCGGCACAAAAAACTTGACCGATTGTAGGATACATCATTTCGATTGCAAAGCTGGATTTTGCCATACCAAGACCGAGAATTGCTTTCTCAATGCGATTGCGAAAATCAGTCCAAGATTCGTTTTCTGTCTGCTTGGTATAAAAGCAAGGGTTCGCCCAAAACTTGGCACAAAAATCTTTGATGAAACGAACACGATTTCTATAAAGACCCGCCCCGCTTTGTTTGATGCGGTTCTCTAATTCATCCCATTGATTGATCCACTCCCACCAATTCTTGATAAGATTGTATGCTTTGATATTCGATTCCCAAGTAGTATGAACGCTACAATACGCAAACAAAAATCTCCGAAAACATTCGGAATCATTTTCTGGAGAAACTTCCTTCCAGTAGTCTGTTTGAAAAGTGCGTTCAGAATCGGTGATAGACGCAAAAAAACTCTCGACTGGAGCGAGAATAAATGGTGCAACGATATTTTCCGTGGTGATGTTAGTGGTGATCATCTTTATTAAGATAGCTGATTTTTTAGTCCAATGCAAGAAGATTTTTGTGTTTTATTTTTCGAGAGTAACCTTTTTTTGAAATAGGACGACAAGGCTTGGGCATGGTTTTCTGAACCTTCGGGGTGCTAATAATAAGATAAAAAGTTTTAATCTTCATGCCGAATTTTAATTAATTTTTATTTTTTTGTCAAGCCATTTTGATAAGATCTTCTCTTTCAAAGACTTGCGCGCGGCGGGCAGGCTTGCATTCGCATCTCTCTTATTAATAAAGATTTACAGAGAACCAGTGGTTGGATTCGAACCAACGGCTTGCTTTTATCCCACGGCATTAGGTCCTTCACCATGAGTGGGTTGCTGCTCTACCGCTGAGCTACACCGGCAAAAATTAAAAGCACCGAGAGATCGACTCGAACGATCAACCGACAGATCCAAATTCTGTTGCACTACCAATTATGCTATCTCGGTATGGTGCGGAATGAGGGAATCGAACCCTCGTCCTGACTTTGGAAGAGTCCAGTTCTACCATTAAACTAATTCCGCGTATTGGCTCGACGGGATTTGAACCCGTCCCGACTCAGTCACAGTGAGTAATGCTAGCCGCTACACCACGAGCCACATATAAATACTGAAGTAGTAGGACTCGAACCTACAACCTAGGCGTTAACAGCGCCCCGCTCTACCATTGAGCTATACTTCAAAAGTAGAAGCGTTTACCCGCGACGCTTCTGGAATAAACACCCTGTATTTGGGTCGCGGCTCGGTTTAATGTTTACCCCAAATTGGTAGCGACGCTGGGACTCGAACCCAGTTTATGTGCTTATGAGACACATCAGACCACCTGGCCTAGCCCATCGCAGTTTTGGTATCGCAAATTGCGATACCTATAAATTACACTATACATCAAGTATTCTTTTAACTATTTTTTAGTTTCTATGAAAATGAATGGTAGGCGGCTGTGTATATTCTCGAAACACCTTATTAAGCACCGCCCCGCTTTCGAGGCACCGGAATAGGTATTACTACTCTATTTACCAAAAAAACTAGCCACGCTAGGGTAAGCCTTTGTCGCGCTACGCACTTACAGGACGAGGCATGGAGCCTCTTGTCCCCTAGCAAGCTAAAATTGGATAACTCGGAGGGACTTTAACCCTCACCCCCGCGTTCATGCGCAGGATGCTTGCGGTTACACCACGAGTTACTTTTCTGCGATTATCGGAATTGCACCGATAGCCTCCTGCCTACTATGCAGGACTCTACTATTTGAGCTAAATCGCATACTAAAAGGTGGCCGTGTTAACTCGGCATTATTGTGCCCTCTGGTGATCCAATCAGACGCTTGCACTTCAGCCGACGACCATATATTAAAATTTTCAAAGATCATTACCGCTGATTTGCATTGCTGGTTCAGCGGTCAAACCTCTATGGAGTTCCTACCTTTGGTAGAGACTTAAGGTTTCCGATTTTGTTTCGCAAGTGACACACCTGCCTATTGGTTCATCGGGAACCAACCCGCTCCTACAAACTATTTTTTACACAAATTTTCAATCGAGGTCAAGCATTTTTTGCAAACAAGGTTCTCACCCTGCGGTCAAGGATTCGATCAAAACGAAAGCGTCGAATGCCGTTTCCGAAAGAATAAGCTACGAAACCATCGTTAAATTTGTCAAAGGGACGAGAGGTAGAATAATTCTTGACCACTCCGTCTTCTCGGCAGTATTTCAGATCATACACGGGATTCATAAATGAACCAAGTTTGGAATCAGCAACTGCGAGTTTGATTTGATTGATGATGTTTTTCATGACAACCTCATAGTAGTCTATCTTGAATATCGAGTCAATAGATTTTTTCAAAAAATAATTTTTATGAAAAAAAAATTGGCATGAATCTTGCTATGGTGGGTTGACTGGGACTCGAACCCAGAACCAATGCCTTAAAAGGGCACTGCTCTACCATTGAGCTACCAACCCCAAATATATGTTTAATATAAATTAATTTTTATAAAATGTCAATTGTTTTTAGAATTGCTAAAAGATTTAAAATCAAATAGGAACGTATTCGTGACCAAATAAGAATCTAATAATAAGCAAATATGTGTTTTGTATAACTGGTCGCAAATTTCGACCAGTTGTATAACAAGATGAACGCCAAAGTATTGTGAAAATCACATTTTGTGATTTCAAGTCATAACTTGTTTGCTTTCAAAGAGTTGCGTGCGCGGGGGTGGCCCAACTTTTGCAAGTCATTGATATTCAATCATTTGCTTTAAAAACTGTAAGCAAAAAGCGTGCCAGGCTGGTCCGCGCTACGCACTCGCCAGCCTAGCAATTATCGTGCCAGCTTATACTGCTGGAGCTAATCGGCTTTTGTATCCATAAGTTCTTGCGACTTCTCCAAAAGTCATTGATGATGAGTCATATGAAGGCGCGCCTCCATCAGAGACTTTGAAAAGGGGTGACTCTGATTTATTGTAAAGCATAAAGTTTTCTTTAGTGTAGCTGTTAAACTCTTCGCGAGCAGCATTTTGGGCATCTTCTCGGAATTTTAATCCAGCAATTTTTTTGTTATTGCGAACGCCTTTGTATTGTTTTGATATAGAAGTATCTTGCCAGTTAAAAAGATATTCACTTGCAAGAGCTTTGATCATATCTTGTTCAGTAGAAAGGAAGTAGCAAAAACCATCGAAAATTTCATGCAAGTAAGAATCGCCCATGTCACCGATATTGGTTTCGCAATCCTCGTTTGAGCGCATGAATGTTATATTTGGAGCCGCCGCGCCCCAATTAAAAAAGCGGTTGAAAGATTGTTCGATCTGATCCTTAGTTCCTTGGAGTCCGACCGCGATTCCGTTTCCGTATGTGCTGATGATGATGTTGGCTTTTTTCATAAGTGGTGATATTAGTGTTTTGTTTTAGTGTGTGCAAGAGAAACCTTCACTTTTTAGCGAAAGATTTTCCCAGTATTTTCTTTCTTGTTCGTCAAGCCATGCCTCATAGGCACAGGCTTTCAGAATTTTTTGTTGTTCCTCCCATTCGGAAGAAAATTCGTCTGAATGAGAATGAGTGATGAAATCATCGAGTTCAATAGTCATTGTGTTCAGCATGATTAAAATTTATCACAGCCCTTGTTGAAGCGCAACAATTATTTTTTTATTTTTGAATTTTTTTTATAGCAGGTATCGTGCCAACCATACTCAATATGGCTTGCCATACTAGATATGGTTTGAATCTTGGCATGGTTCTTGCTAATGCATTTTACATAAGTCATTCTCTTTCAAGAACTTGCTTTTGCGCGGGAGGCGGCCCGCCGCAAGTCGTTGGCGTTTAGTGGTTTACTTAAACGCGAGACACAAGCAAGAATCGTGCCAACTATTTTTTTCTTATCGCATTATTTTTTTGATTTGATTAAAGCAAAGAAAACCAATGCTATACATAAAAGCGTTATCCATGTTTCCATGCCATATCGTATCAGATTTTGACAACAAATCCAGAATAATCTTTTTTGGCTTTACCCTTTGCTTTTAAGCCAATTACTACATTTTTAGGGTCAAGAAAACGCAAATCGGTTTCATCTCCATCTATAACAGGCTTGCCGAGATAGGTTTCCGGGAGATTGTCAAAAACAACGGCTACATTGCCGCCCATGCTGGAGATTAGTTGAACTTGCGCTTGATTGCTTTCCTTGCGAGAAAATGTCAAGTGATAATTTGCAGGAAGTTCCCCGCGCAGGAATTGAATCATTCGCGCAGGGTTTGGCGTGTAATCATAAAATTTGAGGTTTGGAAATTTTTCCATGTCAATCAAATTATGCCAAGGAAGATCGGAAAGCACATTAAGACGCACGGCGGTTTGATTTCCTTTGCCAGCGCGTTTGTTTAGATTGACAAGCTCTTTTTCGAGTTGAGCAAGAAAAACAGCGCGGTTTTCAATCAGCAGTTTTGCTTTTTTAATTCGTGCCTCTTGAACATTCGAGAAAGCCCCCATTCCAGAAGTATTGAGGCAAGCCGCTTCACAGCCAGCAGAGCGATGAGGGCAAAGTTGTTTGCCGGACAGATTAGCAGGAGCAAGCGACAACCCGAGAGTGCGCCATCCAAGTTTCTCGCCTTTTTTGATTTTGGTGTTGTTAGCAGATAGGAGTTTCATCGTTTTTTATTATCTCATTTTTTTTCGTGAGGACAAGTTTTTTTACAAAAAAATTATTTTTTTGCAAGCAAGTTCCGTGCCAATCGAGCGACAAATAGTGAAATAGTAAAATACTAAATAGACAAATAAGAATCTTGAAAGCCGCAAATAATTGAACGAAAGCGGTTTGCGATATAAGTTTTTTAATTTCAAAACTTTAACTTTTGCATAAGTTATTGTATTTCAATGAGTTGCGTCGGGCGGGGGGGGCGCGCTCTCGCAACCCATTGATTACGAGAGCTTTGCGTTAGCGAGTATTCATATTTTTCCCCCTCTCTGTTTATACGCCTTTTCTAAAGTTTTAATGTCTTTATTGACAGCATCCTCTAATTCATCAATGCTCCAACCAGTAAGATCAGGCGTGTCAAGAACTTCTTTTGCATCTCGTTGAATATCACGAACTTCTCGCATTTTAGTTTCTGCCGCGCTAAAGTATGCACATGAAGCAAAGCATAGCATCAAATTGATACAGAATGAGATAAGAATGACCTTGCGTTTGATGTTTTGTATTAGTTTTTTCATGGTGTTTTGTTTTTGTTTTTTGCTTACTATAATTTGATAGACGATTGAACTCATTAAGAAAGAACAATTTCCAGATTATACTTCTTGATGACATTATCAGCTTCCTGCTTCCAACGGCGCAACTGTCTATCGTGAAAGTCTTTGAGAAGAGTTTCCGGCAAAGTGTCGCTGTCGCCATCCTGCCAGAGTTGAGCCATGAGCGCGTCACGAGTAAGACCCGCCGCACGATTTTGACTAATTCTCCAAAGGCTTGCAAGGTTTTTGCTACTGCATTCGTTCAACTTTGTAAACCCAGCCCAATACTTTCCATTCTCGAAAGAGTGCATCGGTTTGCCGTTCATATCGGAAAGGTGAAGTGCGGCGGCATCTTCGAGTTGCGGGAATGCCTCAAGAATTTCTTTGTGGATTGCTCCGCTTGTAGTCTCGTGTCCGTGCTTAACAATGCGCCCCGTGAGGGAAAAGTATGGAAGCTGATTGCCGATCTTGTGAAGGATCAAGTTTGCTTCGATGTAGTTCAACGGGTCTTTGGTTTTGGTGGTTAGCTTCATGGTGTGAGTTTTATTTTACTAATTTTAAGAGTGGGGGTAAAGAACTATTTTTCCCTTTTTTTTATGATTACGCCAAGCGTCGCACCTATGGCGATAAAAGTAAGCGCAAACAACAATGTGATCCAGATGGGAGACAGAACCCAAACCCACGACCAGTTGATGTATCCCGTGAGTTTTAATCCGATAAAAAGAGCCGTCAAAAGATGTGCAAAAGATATTTTCATTTTTTTATTAGTTGCGGATTGCATTGCGGAGATTGTAGCAAAGATTGTAGAGGTGAAAGTTGATAAACGCGCAGACTTGGTTCCCACGGCGATCAGCGAGATGAGAGCGGTTGATGAAGCGTTGAGCGTTTTGATGAAGGGCGAGGAGCAGTTTGTTTTTCATGGTGGTTAGAATTTAATTGGTTTTTTGTTATGTGTCCAGAGAATTTTAGCGGTTTTTCAACCGAACAAACATTTCCTTGTGCTCGTTCATAATTTCCTCAAGAACCAAAAGACAAAGATCAGTCCATTGCTGGAGGGTGATTTCACCCGCTTCAAACTTGCGGAAGGCTTCAGCGTAGCGTTCAATCATTTCAACTTTCATGCTGTAAAGGTATCACGGGACTCACAGAAAAGCAACGATTATTTTCATGCGGTTGAATTTTTTTTGAAGCAAAAAGTGTGCCAACCATACCAAGTATGGCTTGCCATATAGCGTATGGCTTGATTCTTGGCATGAATCCTGCTAGCAATTTGGATGGTCAAGTGTTTTGTTTTCAATGACTTGCAACTGACGGGGGGGCGCGCTTGCGTAAGTTATTGAATATTAAAGATTTACTTCATAAGGTATCTGTAGAGTTCGCCATTGCGCTCAAGCCGTTGCAGCCAAGTTGATTGCGTGAACCATGCAATGTTGCAAGCAAGAAGCGTGCCAACAATTTCGGGAGATCCAAACAGTAGATGGATTAGTTTTGTTTTCATATTATTAAGCATTAGTAGTTGCAAGAGAAGGGGTTGAAGAGGCGGGTTTGTAAGGACGGACTCCAAGTTCGTCGCCCTTCTTGTAGTATTGCCAAACCTTTCCAGTCTTGGAACTTGTGAAAGTGTCGCCGTGGTAAACAAAGCGGAAACGATTTTGGCGTTTCTCAAGCTCGAAGTGGCTGACATACGCCCATTCGTTGTTCCATTTGTCCCAAACTTGATCGTGTTCAGTATGAGGTGAATACATATATTTTATTAGTTATTGGTTGATGTTGAGTGAGTTAGTTGATTAGTAATCTTCGCCCCCGAAGTATCCGTAGTCCTCGTCCGTGCCGTAGCCAGCACTCGCGAGAGTGTCGGCGTCAGCGTCCACATCGTCGCGGAAGTGATCTTCGCGTGGTTCGGGTTCCCCGTCGAACTCCGAACAATCGTCGCCATCAGTTGTGTCGTCGTCGCGAGTGACCCCATAGGAATCGTCGCTATAATCGTCGTCATTGGGGAAAGGTTGCTCTTGTGGTGCATGAGCGGCGAGAGCGGAGATTTCGGAGTCGAGGATTTCGTTGCTGGCTTCGGTGTTCGTGTTGTTCATGGTTAAAAGGTATCACGGGATGATCGGAAACACAACAATTATTTTTATCCGGCTGCATTTTTTTTGAAGCAGTTTTCGTGCCAACCATATCGAGTATGGCAATACATACTTAGTATGGCAACAACTCTGGCATGAATCCTGCTATCAGATTTTTTATAAGTTGTTTATTTTTAATGACTTGTAATCGCGCGGGGGGCGGCCCTCTGCAAGTTGTTGTTGTAGAGGGGTTTATGTTCATTTACTCATTAGGTAAACACCTACGATAGAAGCAATTACAAAAATCATTATACAATTACCCCCAAGTATGGTTTGTATGCGTATTTTGTCCCAGACGGCATCCTCATTACAGGCGGAAAACCATCATGTTCTCTCATCTTGTTATATTGCCACAGGACATTTTGCTTGTATGTTTCAAAAAAACTACAAGTTCCTAGAATGCAACAACTTCCTTGGTTTTTTGTTGCCGGCACTATTGCTTTTAGTATTTTTGTCATATTTTTATATTGTTTATTTTGAACGGATTATGTCTCTAAGATTATAGCACAGATTATAAAGATTGAGATTTATAAAAGAAGATACCATTTTACCATTTCTATCTGCTTTATGTGCTTTGTTTGCAAAACATTGCGCGCTTTCATGAAGTTTACGCATCAGTTTTTCTTTTTGTGTTATGTTCATAAGTTATTCAACAGTTTCGAGTTGCACATTTACAGATTTCTGAACTTTGCGAAGGATCGAGATTGTCCGGCGAAGATCAGCGCGAATGCTGGCGCGAGAGCTAACAACCCAAGTATTGCGGAGAGAATTAAGCTCCCTAACTTGACGGATAAGAGAGACTTGCAATGCAATTTTTTCGTTGAAGTCGAGGTTGTATTTCATTATATTAGAGGGAGTTGATTTGATAGAAAGCAGGACGGAAGGAAGCTGACAAGCCGAGGTCTTCGGCAAGAGCGGAGATGCTGGCCGCAACGGCGGCGTCCCATTGCGGGTGATTGCGTGTCGCCTTGCGGTAGCAAGGCAAGTAAACCCGCTTCATGGCAACTGGCATCAGCCCGAATTGAGCGCGGAGGACGAAGGGTTTCAGTTCGGTGGTCTTTGTGTTTTTCACTTTCATGTTTATAGACTACCACGGAAGCACCGCGAACGCAACAAATTTTTTTGTGTGATTGCATTTTTTTGAAGCAAGAAGCGTGCCAAGGTAGTAATGCCATACGCTGTATGGTTGCCATATCGGATATGGTTGGCATGGTTTCTGCTAACACTTCCACCTACCACAGCAAGAAGCGTGCCAAGTATAAACAACTTATTCTCAAAGACTTACGACTGCGCGGGGGGCGGCCCTCTGCAAGTCATTGGTTTATAGTAACTTATTTGAGTTATTTTTGCTAGCAAGAATCGTGCCAACCTACAGCCCGTGCCTGCCTATGTAATCGGCAAGCTCAAAGAAGAGGCTTACCATCGCATACCCAAACACGCAGAAGGCTATAGTTTTTATGATGTTATCCATGTTTTTAGTAGTTAGAATCTAACAATCTGAAGAGTAAAAGCATTAGTAATGCGAAGATTATAGTGGCGATCATATTAGTCGCAGTAGCAAGTGGCTTCGCCCGAATAGGTAAACACGCCTTCGACTTTGCTATCGGTGTAGCTGAAAGACTGACCGAAGCACCCATGAATCTGGCAGATGTGTTCGATGGTGTTCTTGGACAAAGAACGATTGGCGGTGATGGTGAATTTCCACCATTCTGTATTTCCCGAAGAGGACACGGAACGAGTGGCGTCGAATTGGATTGTGGATTTGATGTTCATTGTTTAGAGATTAGTGGGTTGATTGATTGATTGCAAGAATTATTTTTTGAAAGAGTAGGGTGTGGATTCCAGCTTGTCCGAGTTGCGGACGAGACGAAGGGCCGAGATTGCATCGGTGATTGACTCGCGATTATTGAGCAAGCGACGAATCCCGAATTGAGTGCGGATGTGTTGCATGAGAGCAACGCGGATGGCGATGTGGTGTCCGTGGTCGAGTGTTATGGTGTCTTTCATGGTTCTAATCTATCACAGATCGTCTCGAATGCAACAAATTTTTTCGTGCGATTGCATTTTTTTTGAAGCAACTCCCGTGCCAACCATACTTGATATGGCAACCATACTCGGTATGGCTGGCATGATTCCTGCTAGTGTTTTCATTATAACTATTTTATTTTCAACAACTTGCAACCGGCGGGGGGGCGGCCTTGCGCAACTCATTGTGTTTGAGTTACTTATGAGGAGTTTTTTATTTAACTAGCTAACTCCTTGAAAGGACGAACTTTAAGCTCATTTCCTTTCCGGTAGTATTGCCACTTCTTACCCGTTTTGGGGCTTGTAAAAGTATCGCCTGCATACACATAGCGATATTTGTTTTTGCTCAGTTCATAGTGGCTAACATGGAACCAACCTCCTTCGACTTTGTCGAAGACTTCATCATGTTCATTATGAGGACAATACATATTTTTATTCCTTAGTCGCAGTAGCAAGTGGCTTCACCAGAGTAGGTAAAGATGCCATTGTCTTTGTTTTCGTTGTAGCTGAATGACTGGCCGAAGCATCCGTGGATTTGACAGATGTGTTCGACTGACGCCTTGGAAAGCGAGCGGTTCGCGGTGATGGTGAATTTCCACCATTCGGTGTTGCCGCTAGCAGACACGGAACGGGTGGCGTTGAACTCGATTGTGGATTTGATTTGCATGGTGTTTATTTTATAGATTCAGATTAGGATTGCAAGGATTTTTTTTGATTTTCTTTTTCCCAGAAATTCTTTTCCCAAGCGGCGAACCACTTGATTGCGTAGCCCCAGCCGGAGCGTTTGCCCATGCTGGCGCGTTGCATGAGAGCTTTCGCGATTTCGTCTTTCTGTTCTTTGGTTGGTTCGTTGTTCATGGTTTTAATGTATCACAGATCGCCAAAAACACAACAACTATTTTCGTGCGATTGTATTTTTTTTAGAGCAAGAATCATGCCAACCCCCCCCTATTTTTGAAAATTTTTTACTTGACTTTTATAAAAGAGTTGCCGGGAGGGTCTAATTTCAATCTCAGGATATTTTTATTTTATTAATTTAATTTAACCTCGCTAAACCTTATGAACTAATATATCTTAGTTTTATCATATTTAAAATAGCAATGTATATTCATAATAGTTTGGGTGTATATATATTTTGATTATGATTAATTTAAAGCCTTTTAGACAGTACGGTGAGTATGATGTAATAAACGGGTTGTTTTCTTATAATGGTAATTCAGCTGCAGCAGGATCTATTGTTAGAATTACTTCAAATTATAAAGATAACTCTGGTAACAATATTTTCGATCTTGAAAATATGTCAGGCGTTCCCAATACTCTTTCTGCTATTTTTTCGCCTATTGGGAAAGTAGAAACAGTACAAAATTATGACGACGAGAATGTAATAGGAATTATATTAAAATCTGTTGCAACTGAGGATGAAAATGGAAACTTATTAATCCATAATACTCGCAAGGCGGCCGAAATGGATGTCGTAATTCCAACTCAAGCTGTGCCAATTTTAACTAAAGGTATTATATGTGTAAATGAAATTGATACTAACGATAGAGGTCTAGGAGGAGGGGCTCCAAGTCCTGGCGACGCAGCTTACATGGGCAATAACGGGTCTTTTGCCACAGACGGACTGGTTGTTGTGGGTAAATTTTTAAGCACCATCGATAATGACGGTTACGCTATAATTAAAATTAATTTTTAACCACGCTTATGAGCAAAAGACTAAAATTTAGAAAACTAGGGTTGCCGGCTCTTGCTATTTCAGAGCCAGATATACAAACTGATTATGCTTATTTATCAAATTTTTTTGATGGAGGAATAACAGAAGAAGAAATTAGAGATATTGTTGAAAATCCAGGTCCCATCTTTCCTGCCTTAATACCCCCTCCCGGAGGTATAGATCTTAATATATCTGCATATAGACAATCGGCATGGGGTGCATGGGGATGGGGAATACAAGACCCTAGAAGTTCAACTGTAAAAGTTCTAGCTTATTGGGATCTATTAACATGGCCATCTAATCTTACAAAAGAACAAGCCAAGTCTCAAGTTTCAATCGGAATTACAAAATGGGGAAATTGTACAATGCCCTCCTCAAGTCGATTTATAAGAGCCGGAACAATGGGTCATGAGCCCCCTTCTCCGCTATGTAATAGCTCAACTGGAGCTCAACTTCCAGGTTTCTCTTCGACATTATTTTCCACGATTAGCGTTCCAAATGGAGTTGGTCAGTGGACTATTCGGGTTTTAATGGCGGGCTGCGAAAATCTTACAGGAAATAAATTAACTGGTCAAAATTTTACAGGATCTGATTTACCTAAATGCGAAATAATAAGACAAGTAGTATCTCAGTCTGGTCTAACTAAAGTAATCACCACCCATGACAGATTTGCCAGAAATTCAAGTGGAGATTTAATCCCAAGACAAAGACCTAGCCCCGTATCGCCTTTTGCACTGGAATACGACCCTGGATCAAACGGAGGTTTTGTTTTTTCAAATTTTATAAACACAGGCTCTCCTTCTGCTTCAAGGATTACGGATGTAAGTTTGATAATAACGTCTAACAATCAATTTAATGGCTTCGCGTATGGTCACCCTGCAGCAGGGACGTCTACTTCGATGGAAGACCCCATGTAATATCTAAAACAATAAATTTATGTCTACTCATATCAAAAAAAGTTGTCGCGTACTATACGGCGGAAATAAAAATATAATAATCGCTGGGAATGTATCAAACCAAAGTGCTACAAGGACTCTTGTAAGTGATTTTTTAAATCTTCTTGTGGAAGAGTTTTTCGTTAATGGCCTTAATTTAACTTTGATGCGCCCCATGAATGAGAATCGAATTAATTATCTTTTAAATAATTCAAATTTTTATATTACATCTACAGGAGCTGTTAATATCAACCCTTACGGTGGTGGTCGTAATATTAGAATGTTAACCAATAACTTATCAGCTTTTATAGATGGTCCAGTTGGGGTTAGCACGGTATGCATAAATTTTGACCCTAATATAAGTCCATTTCGATGTTCGGGCGAGGATATTTGTCGATGCGAAACAAGGGCTTTATCAGCAACAGCCATACCTTCTTTTTCCAGTCATCCCACATCGCCATATCAAAGTGCATTTAAGCCAATACTGTTTAGAATTATAAAACTACCAACGCAAATTGACGCTTTTACGAACCCTATTCGCACGGCAGGGACGGTAAAGTCAGTAAATGGAACCATTCCTAGATTAGATGCTTTTTTAAATACATCTATTAAACAGCCCATGTATGGAACTTGGCTTCCAATATCAATTATTAATTCAAGTTTACAAAGAAGAGGTATTTTTTCCACCACGGACGGCCAATCAAGGGTTAATGACAGCGAGTTTAATAGTGGTGGTATTTTCAATCCATATACTAACAATATTACAAGAACCGATGGCTCGTTTACCTCTTTAAGTAAGACGATAGATATAACTAACTACGATAAATTGAATCAAACTAGGTTGGTCGATGCGACATTTGCTGGAGGGGTAACGAGAAGAGTAAGAGTTAGAAATTCTTATCGTAAGTTGCTCTTAGAGCCAAGGATACATACAGCTAGTTTCCCACAACCCTTCCTGGCGGCTACAGATAGTTTAATTAATGGGTCTAATATATTAGAAAATACCGGCGTGACGGGCGGACAAGCTAATATATATATAGAATCTAACATGGGTATTCATGATGGCGCTTATGAAGCTTTATCTGATAATATTGAACTATATTATTGCATGAGACGAGACCCAAATTCTATTTATATAGGGGATAAATTTGATTTCATTAACCCAAACCAAGCAGGTAAATCTTCTTCTAATATTGCAGTTAGAGTTAATGTTAATATAAAAACTAATAAAAATTCTTGGTTCAGATCTGGTAATCAATATGATGATGAACGTAGAGCGTATGCAACCCTTATTGGCAGCGCCTCTAAAGCAATAACCGCATAAAATTATTTATTATCTGTATTTGACTTGTTTAATAAAATCAATATAATTATTAAGTGCATATATTTATAGTATCTCCATATTTTAGTACTGTCAATGTCTTTTGGAAAAATTCTTACAAAAAACGTTTAAAGGATTTATTCAAAGAAATAAAGCGAGCCAATTTAGTTGATAAGGTTGAAAATTTACATATATTAGGGATTCATGGCGAAGACTTTACTATGGATTATAATAAATGGCTAGGACCAAAATGGTTTGACAACGGATTGATACAATTAAAGGGGACTCTTGGATGTGCGTTGAGTCATTTAAAAATATTACATGAAATTAAAAGACTTAACTTACAAGAAGATGTCTTAGTCATAGAGGATGATTGTATCTTGCACCCTAACTTTTTAAATTTAATACCATCTTTTCCTCCCGATTATGATTTTTTACATATGTTTACTTGGTGTAAAAAGTGTTACGAATTTTTGGACGAAGAAGTTCAGCCGAATTTAAAAAAAATAACAAAAGACACTCTTCAAAAGGGCGATGCTTGGGGAACGTATACATATTTTGTTAATGGGCGAAAAATAGATCATATAATAAATACTCTTTTACCGTTAAAAGATACTATAGACAATAATACTATTGGTGGCTTTAATCCAAGTCTAAATAGTTATCTTTTAAATCCGGAATTAAAAGCAAGCGGTGACAAACCCGTATCGTTGCGAAAATATATAAACGCGCCAAATATTTCTTATTTATTTAATATAGTTGATCATGAATTAATCAAGTATTTATGCGATTTTTCCAAAATAGAAATCCAAATTCATCCCAACATGATTTTAGATGTAGATAAATATCGCGTTTTTAAATTCTTAATAGAAGATTCTGAAAAAAATATAATACCTATAGACAACCATATTAAATTGAATTTTGAAGACTGTCCAAAAATACCAACGGCGGTAACAGTCACCTTTAAAGACTTAAAATTAATTTTAAAAAATAAAAATAAATATAAATTGCATATATACTATGTGCATCCAGATGGCAGGGTTATTGACAGCCCAAAACCAAAGTGGCCCGAAAAATTAGATTTTTGTAAAAAAGAATTCGTTAATTATGGAGAAATTTTACATAAATCTTTAACTTTTGAATTTGTAATATAATATATGGACGCAATTTATAGCTGGTGGACAGTAGATAGAAAAGATAGGTGGGATTTTAATCAACAAGAAGAATTAGAAACACAAAAAAAATTAGCCGCGTTTAGTAACTTTTTAATGAGAAGACAGGGGTATAAAACTATTTTGTATGTGGATGAATTAAGTTCTCATATTTTTAAAAATATTCCTTATGATGAAGTCCGCATAATGTCATTATCAGATTTATCTTTAATTCCTATCCCATTTTGGAGTGGCGGAAAATTTATTGCTATAAAAAACCATGAAAGACCCTTTGTTCATGTAGATTTTGACTTTTTTTTATTTCACAAAGAAATCTTTAAAAAAGTAGAAAATTCTAAATTTTTTACTTTGAACGATGAGCCTTGGGTAAAACATAAGGTGATGAAAAATTTCGTTCAAGATATGTTCGAAAATACAGGATTTTTACCGAATATGAATATGGAAAAAGATATTTTTATATCGAGAAATTTCGGAGTATTCGGAACTAGTTGTCCAGAATATTTAAATGTATTAAAAAATAATGCAAATATAATCTTGAATTATGTAAAACAAAATAAATTCTTTTTTGAAAGTAATAAATTTCAGAGAATAGTCGATTCCCACAAAACATTTACTGCGTATTTTCCAGTTAGCTTAGAGCAGGTATGTTATAGATTAATGTGCGAAAGACCTTTAAAAATTGGAGAAAAAATTGTTTTACTTCCGTCTTTTAATTCAGAGGACAGTCTAGTAGATGAAAATGAAAAAAATATTAATCATTATACAATGCCCTATACGATAACTGGTACAGGTATGTGCCACCTTGTGTGTGACAAGTATAAATTTATGTCTACTATTAATACTTACATACAAAAATATAATATTAAATATTAAAATTATAGTGTATTAATATAGTATGAATAGTTTTTTATTTAAACCGGATCTATTATTGAGTGGTCAATCCGGACCTGTTACTGGCGAATATGTTAATATTTCTAGAGCAAGAGACGCCGCTTTTTCAGTTTTCTATAGCGGAAATTCTCCAGCAAACATAACTTTACAATATCAAAGTCCATTTTTTGAAAAAGATTTCATTGATTTTTATAGATTTAATAACCTATCCAGTGGATATGCGACTCCAGCATACATGACTACTCCTTTTGGTATTATTAGGGCTGTCGCAAGTGGTAATGGCAATTTTTGGGCAGCAGTAACATATCAAAATTAAAAAGTTATGATTAATCAAATAGGTATTTCGACAATAGAAAATTCATCAGTTCCTGATTCTGCATTACTATCGGTAAACGGAAAATTACCTATTAATGGAAATGTTGATTTAAAGCTAAATGATATTAGCGGCGTTTTACCTTCTGGGAGTTTACCTTCTCATGCTTATGTCCATAGTTTAAGTGGAACAGACCCAATTAATCCTGAGAATATTGGTGCTGCTAAAAAATTACATTCTCACGAATATGAATATATCGAGATAAATTCTAGCAATTTTTTAAATAATGAATTTTTAATACAGCCTAAAAGATACGCTAAGTATATTTTGTCAAGTATTCCTAACGGAAACACAAAAATAAAAATACCCAGAACAGGATGGGAAGCCGGAGATGTTCTTAATTTTGAGTCTCTCGGTTCAGCAGTTGTTTTACCAGGATCTACATTTGCTTTAGATTTTGAGGTTTCAGCTTCAAATAGCCCAATTGTTCCTGCTAGTGGGACATATATAAGTTGTTTTTTTGTTAGCGGTTCTCCTCCAACGCCTTCTAAAGTTGGTTTTAATAGTAATTATATCAGAACTCATTCAATAATAACTGGGAATAATAATACTTTAAATAATTTAAAAATTAAAGATATTCCTCGAATACAAACAAACATTTACAATGAGGATGGCGGTTTTTTTGAGGGGTATGCGTTTTTTCAATCTCTAGGTCCTGAAATTTTAAATACTTTCCCTATTAATGTTGGTGGAGGTATACCAATTCTTTTAAACACTCCACTGGGTGCTTTTATTGAAGATAGATTTATAAGAAAAGGCGATACTGCAGGCACGGTCGCTTCTGGTAATCACCTCCATACTCCTCAAGAAATCGGTGCATACCCAGCTTCAAATCCTAGCGGATTTATAACTGGTGTAGATATTTCTTCTATTCAATCTGCAATTTCATTACCTTATAATGATTTAAAAAATTTAAAAAATAGCGGTCTATTAAAGAGTGGGCAAAATTACATTATCAATGACTTCCAATTAAGATGGTGGAACCAATCTGTAAACAATACTGTTGTTTTAACTGGTAGCGCAATAGAACCACTGGTTGTCACAGCTGTTAATGCGAGTGGAATTCATACTGAAGCGAAATCTACACTCCACCCAGAAGATATTGTGTATTATGATATAGATGCAACAAGTTCAAATACTTGGGGCACAAGAAATATCAATACACCAATACCCAATTTTAAGGGTTGGATTTATAGAAGAAATGATACAAAGAAAAATATTGATATCGGTTGGGACTGGAGATATATAACTAATAACTGCTGCCGTCCAGATATGTCATCGGTTAATTTATACAATTCTGGTACTACATATAATTTACATAATGTCGTAAAAGATGTTAGTGGTAAGCTTTATTATTCTGTGGTTAATTCAAATACAAATAATAATTTAACAAACACTAATTTCTGGTTGCCGGTTTCTCCGTTTAATGAATCTCAAACTTATTTTGCAACTTACATAACGGAAGACGGTGAGCTTGCGTTTAAAACAAATAATAATATATCAGTTTCATTACCTCCTTTGTATCAAACAAGAATTCAACAACCTACTTTTGTAACATCTTTAGATCAAGAAAGTCAATTAAATATCGAAAACGTCAATAATATAAAAATACAAAACGGTTTTCAAAATGTTATTATTGGTAATAATTTTTATTCCAATACAATCGGAGAAGGTTTTCACTCCAATACAATCGGAGAAGGTTTTCAGGTAAACTCGATTGGTAATCGCTTTGATACTAATGTTATCGGTAATGGTTTTACCACCAATACAATCGGAGAAGCTTTTTATTCTAATATTATCAGTAACAGTTTTTACGGTAATAATATAGTCGCTAATTTTTATTTTAATACCACTAGCGGGCCTTTTATATTTAATTCTGTAGATATTTTCTTTTTAGAAAACAAAATAGGAAGTGATTTTAATTATAATAATATTGGAAAAGACTTCACCAATAACGCTGTTGGAAACTACTTCTTACATAACACCATTGGAAACAACTTCATCTCCAACACCATCGGAAACAACTTCAACCGCAACACCATTGGAGTCGACTTCCAATCCAACACCATTGGAAGCAGCTTCTACTACAACACCATTGGAAACAACTTCAACTCCAACACCATTGGAAACTTATTCTACTCCAACACCATTGGAAACTACTTCAACTCCAACACCATTGGAAACGAGTCCTTTTACACCAACACCATTGAAAACAACTTCAGCTACAACACCGTTGAAAACAACTTCAGCTACAACACCATTGGAAACTACTTCAACTCCAACACCATTGGAAGCAGCTTCACCGACAACGCCGTTGGAAGCAGCTTCACCAACAACGCCGTTGGAAACAATTTTAGAAGAAATACTATAGAAAATAATAATAGTATAGGTGATGTTACAGGAGCAACTCACGTATATAACAATTATAATACTAGAATCTTCTCAAATTCTAATAACACGGTTCGTTTAAGTTACTTTAACACAACTGATCAATTGGTAGTAACAGATCCAACAGCTTAAAATTTATGAAAAATGTTTTTGTTACAAAAGACGCATATATAGACAACACAGTAAGAGTTAATTACTGGGAAAAAGATCATGTTTTTAAAATCAAAGAATTCGAATTTAACAAGGAATCCAATAAACCAGAACAAAAAGAAATTGAAAAGATAGATGATTATCTTTTATTTTGTGAAAGGTTAAATTGGATAGAAGAAGAAAGTGAATTAGATAATCAAATAGAGTCTAATCGTTTAACATGGGAAAATAAAATAAATATAGTGTAATATCATTTTATGCCAACAAAAATACATGCCCATATAGACCAAGTTGTTTCGACAACTGGTGACCAGTCTAATATAAGTGGGATTAAAGATTTCGCCAGTAGACCCAGAGTAAATGGCACTGGAGTTTTATTAATCGGGGAGGTTTCTTCTACTAATGGTATTCAATTACCTAATACAATCGTTTATACTACGGGTAATCAAAACATTAGCGGGGTAAAAACATTTCTAGATCCTTTACAAATAGGTACGGGCAATATATCGTTTTTTGTTTCTGATAATGGAAATGTTGGCGTAAATACATCAGATCCAAAAGCAAAGCTTCATGTATCTGGTGGTTCTGTTATATTTGAAAATGAGTCTGCGGATCCTGTATTAAGGTTAACGCAGAGAACAACCGGAAATGGTCATGTATTTCTGGTTGAAGATTCTAATAATCCAGACACGACTCCATTTTATATTGATAAAGATGGAAATATTAATTGTATAAAAAACGATACAGCATTAAGACTTTATTCTCCGTCTGGCGCTCATAATAGAATTGGAATCGATTTCGGCGCTAGCGGTGATTCTAGTGGTTTTAAAAGATTATGGGGTGTTATACAAGATCCTTCGGCTAATTATGATCAAAATTTAACTATAAAGCGTTTAAATGCACCTGGTGAACCCTCGGTTTTTGAATTAAGACAAAGTGGTAATCATACCTTATATGATAATTGGAATTTTTTAAATAGACCTACAGTTAATAATACTGGGATAGCTCTTGTTGGGGAATCTGAATCTTTACCTGTATATTACAAAACAGCTATCTTAACTTCTCCTAATGAAGAAGTATCCTTGACATCTACACTCCAAAATTTTAATGGCCCAGATATTGGAAGAAATGCTATTGTTGAAGTTAATCATAGTCCAGCATCGCTTGCCTTTGCATCAGCTGTTATTGCATTGCCTAGAGATATACTTTCAGGTGGTACTGCTAGATTTGGAGATAGAATTGAAATAAGAACTCAAATAAATGGTATGGTTTCTTTTAACATAAGAAATTATAATAGTACTACTGTAGACAATTGGGATTATTATGATTTTACAAATCAATACGAAAGCAGAGTTTATAGATTATTATATAATGGATCAGATTTACGATGGAAGAAAGAGGTACCTGTTAGAGATTCTAATGCAGCATCATTAATAAATGGGAAAATTCCTTCTAGCCAATTACCTAGTTATGTAGATGATGTTATAGAATATCCAAACTATAGCACTCTTACTGGGGTTTCTGGAGAAGCTGGCAAAATTTATGTAACAACCGGAGACGCAAAAACATATAGATGGGGCGGATCTAGTTATTTTCAAATCAATCCTGCAGAAATAAATTCTCAAGATTTAGTTTATATAACTGGAAATCAAACTATTAATGGAATAAAAACTTTTAATAATAGAATAATTGTTGGTAATAATAGAGTGGCTTTATCTCCCGTTTATACTGGAGCGAACCTCGGTAGCGGAGATGTCTTTCAAATTCAAAATAAAGATACTTATGCTAATATCTTCATGAATGTTGAAGGGCATTCTTTTTTAGTTTTACCAGAAACAAATTTAGAAAAAGGTTCTTTTGTAGAGGTCACTTTGACTTCTGATTTTAGCAATGATTTGTATAGAGAACTACGCGTATATCCTACTTTCGCAGCGTACGATGTTGAGCAAGGTTTGCTTACTACGCTTTATTTTAATCAATCTGCTAGATTTATTTACGGAGAAAGATTTGAAAATCAATGGTTAATTGAACCCGTAACAAGACATGCAGATTCTCATTTTGTTGGTGGAAACGATCCAATATACCCTAAAGACATTAACGCTGTTTCAATTGGTTCGAATTATTATACTGATAATTTAATTTTAAATATTAGTTGGTCCTCTGGTGCTGGTATTTATAAAATAATAGGAACTAGAAATGGAAGACCTTTATATTCAAAAGATGGATTATCAAACACAACCCAAATTGGGTGGAACTCTACATCTTCTAGATGGGAAATAGGCCTCAGTTCTTTTCAGACTCTATTCTTTAGATCCTCTAGCGATGTCGCGACCCCGGATTTAGCTACTGGCTGGGTTTCAGTTTTAGGAGGTTATACTTTTAATTCATTAGTAAAACAAGCTAATATAAATATTACTCCAAATGATATCAATGCTCTTTCTAAATCAGGAGACCAAGATATAACTGGAGTGCTAACTAGTTCACTACCGAATAGTGATGTTCGCGTGCCTCTTGGTTTTTCTACGGTTGCTTATGTAAGAAACAACGGAGCAAATTTAACTAAAGGAGAAACTGTTTATATTGCTGGTGCGCAAGGTGATAGAGCAACAGTTAAAAAAGCAAATAATCTCAGTGAAGGAACATCAGCAAGAACTTTCGGTTTGGCTGCACAATCTATCGCTAGTGGCGCTGATGGATATATTCTTACTAACGGACAACTGCAAAATTTAAGTATATTAACCGGATTTGATACTGGCGATATGGTTTGGTTAGGTTCTGGAGATGGTACTCTTACAAAAACAAAACCACAAGCTCCGCAACATGCTGTATTTCTTGGTGTAGTAGAAAGACCAAGTAATGGTAATAATGGCATTATGTACGTTAAAGTGCAAAATGGGTATGAAATAGATGAACTTCATGATGTAAAAATTGTTAATCCTCAATCTGGCCAGATTTTAGTTTTTGAAAACAATTTATGGACAAATAAAAATGTAGAAAGTGTAACATATATAACAAACAATATAACAAATATATCAACCGCGATGGCGTTGGCATTATAATAATATGAAACAAATAGCAACAAATTATACTTTTAATCCGACTTTAAAGACAGTTACGATTGTTGGTCAGGACGTATCTACTGAAGGTCTTTCTCTAATAATAAATAAAACTAGGGATAATACAATTCTTTATAATTTAGCTCAGCCTGGGTTAGGGGTTAGTAACAGATCTTATTCTGGTGGTAATACGGTTTTTACTTTAAATTTTGATACCGCTAGTGCTGGACATCAATCTACTGATATTCTAGCTATACATTATGATGATAGATCGCTTAGAGATAAATTTCAAATACAGCAATATAGTTTTGATACTCATCCTAGTTTTAATGCAGCTTCCATAAAAACATTCTCGTCAGATATTCAAATAGGAAATTTATTAGGAACGCTTTCTACGCTTGGGAACCAATCCTCTACAGCTGTTTCGGTTTCTTCTTTTGAATATGAATGGGTTGCTTTAAAGGCTTCTAGCAGCATTCAAGAAGCTTACTCTTTACAAATTCAATGGTCAGCTAATCCTTCTGATTTTTCATCAAATTATTCAGAAACAGAATATTGGATTAATGGAGAAAAGTATCCCGAACTAAATGGAAATATTGTATTTGGTTCTGATGCGGACCCTTTATGGATTTTAATTAAAGCAAAACGCGGATCCCTTAGGCTTGTAGGTAATGGTTCTGGTTCTGCTAGTTTACAAGTGTATGGTGCAAATATTAGTCCTACATTACCAAAAAAAATACAACTGGTTGATAGAGATGGTATCGAAGTATCTGTAAAACCATCGGGGCAAAATGCTCAAGCTTCGGATAGATCATTAGTTGTTGCTTTAAGTCCAAACTCAAATCCGGTTATAGTTACAGGATCCGTTAATGCTGATGTAGTTTTCCCTTTATCTCAAGCTGTTACTGGCCCGCTTACTAATACACAACTCAGAGATACTCCTATTGGGGTTTCAGGCGTTTTTTGGCAGGCAACACAGCCTGTAAGTGGCCCGATAACAAATCAACAGCTTCGCGCAAGTGATATACCTGTTACTGGTATGCTTATAGCGACTCAGTCTACAGCATCAAATCTTAAAACACAAGCGGAAATTATAAGGAATAATAATCCTATAAGCGATTCGAATCCTTTGATTGTACAATCAGCTACTAATTCTGCTCTTGGGGTCGTTATTCAAAATAATGGTAGATTATTAAGTGCTGCTTTAAGAAATTTAAATGACGGGATGCTTAGTACTGATGTAGGCCTTGTTGTTAAAAATATAAATGTTAATCGTTTAAGCTCCGAGACTTATGTTGACTCAAGATTGCCGGATATTTCTCTAGCCGGAGAGTGGAATTCTTTAGCTAATAATTCTATAGCAACAATCTATACTAGCTCTGCTAGTTTTCGCCGAATCCGTTTGAACCAAATAATATTCTCATGGATGTATCAGGGAAGTACTGCTGTAGATTTGTTCGGTCAATTTATTTTTCAATATTTTAATCAAGCAGGAACTTTTAGTTTAGAGATATTAAAAACTCGGTTAAAAAGTGGTCAGCCACATACTTTGCAATTTCCGAATGGTATTCTTTCTAATACAACAGGCGGTTCGATTCGAGTTGTGAACCAATGTGGAGGAGGGGTAATTGATACAAACTGGAATGTTTCGCTTTGGGAGGAATAATTATGATAAACTATTTATTTATAGATGAAAAAAATAAAACTCATTCAGTTGCAGAATATGAAGGAGAAAAAGTTAATTTTTGGAATATGCTTTTTTCTGAATATTCGATTGAAGAAGTTGAAGCCTTTATTAAAGCAGAAGCTCTTTTAAGACTGAATAGAAAAGAAGAAATATCAGAAATAATTCAACCTTTTATTAGTGGCGAAAATACATATATTACATCTAACCAATCAATTTTAGATGATAGCGGAGAACCTCTTCTAGGAGGTAACGGAGTTTCTTTATTTACTACTGTACAGTCGGGCTATGATAGCAGGTCATTCCTTAAGAAGTGGGCCGATGATAATTTATAATTATTGAGTAATTTTACTTTTATCTATTAAAGCTTTTTTACTTCTCATCGCATGAATGATTGCTGGTTGAACCGGTATTTTTTCAAAAGTCATATAAGAAGTGCTTTCCCACTCTATATCTTCAGGAAGTTTATCTTGAAAAATCCCAGTCCAATCGCTTGCCCAGTATTTTGTAAACCGTTCTGCGAAACGATCTGATACATTGGGACTCATTAAATGAGAAAGATAACCAATCGAAACTTCTTCTGGAACAATAAGCCCCATGTTTTTTAATTTATTATGAAATTCGTAAGCAAGAGTATGCGCTTGCTGGCAAAAATTTTTATGACAAATCCAAAAACCGCCGTTTGTATTCCGCATTTCTTCGCATTGTACTCCCATTAATTTCATGTACTGAACCATTATTTTATTCTGTACGCTCCACCAATCTTTTCTTTGCGTTTTAATGCCATTAATAGGACTTTCTAGAAAAGAATGCCATGGAGAATTGCGCATTATTTCATTTAAATCCATTTCGGGTTTTCTTAAAAAGAAATGATCTGCATCTATAAATATAAAATATTCATAGTCCATTTCTTTCATTTTTTTTACTAAATATTCAAATTTAAAAAACTGAAGTTGATCTAGTTCAATATTTTTATCTAGTTCGTAATTTATAGAATTAGATATTGGTATATCACTGAAAGTTATAAAATCTTCTTCTACTCCTACGCTTCTGGCTGAATTAACTAAAGATTGTAGCATATAGCTATAATCTCCCCAAGCTATTGACCAATAACAATATTTTTTCATAAATTTTTAAAAATAGATTCCCACTCCAATGTTTGTAATTCTTTGTTGCACCAAATTTGTTTGGCGAAAATTTCACTGTTTGTTTTCATAAATTTTAATAAAGCTTTATTAGAAGACAAGAGTTTAATATATTCGTAACATTCCTCTATAGAATCATATATAAAACCATTTTTGCCGTGCCAAATTATATTTGGAAAATTTCCATAATTAGGAGCGATAGCGGGAACGCCGCATAATAGCGCCTCTACCATTGCACGTGTTTGATTTTCTGTATAATTATGATTAGCATTAAATACATAAAGATCTAATTGAGATAAAAAATCTATAGAATTTTCAGAATTTTCTGGAAGTAATTCCCATTTTTGATTTTCAAAAGAATGCCAAGAATATTTTTCGAGTATTTTTTTATCGACACCCATTACTCTAAATAATGGGTTTTTTATAGGCATTTTTTCATAGAAAAGCGGGAAATTTTCGCTAAATTTACCAAAATCGGCTCTGCTTAACTTTCCTACTACAAATTTATTAGGATATTTCTTTTTTATTTTTTTTGTTTTATAATTTTCAAGATGAAAGTAGTTTGGTATTATGAAACTATTTTTAACATCCTTTAGTTTAGGGTATTTTTTTTCTAGAGTGAATTGGTGAAATTGACTTGTATATAAATGGGCATCTACAAGATTATTTTCAATTACTGCTAATTCTTCGTTAGTCACCCACATCATATCATTCGACCAAAGAAATTTTAAACCTATACTCTTAATTTTTTCTAATCTCCATTTTTCTGTAAAGATTCGAAAATTACAAAATGCTATAGCATAGCCATGTGTTTTTTCGGGCAGACTTTCCCAAGTTAAAATTTCTACATTATTTTTTTTTAAAAAATCAACATGATGTTGTTCTTTCAATCTAAAATTGTCATTTGGGATGCAGTACAATTTATAGTTTTTATTAGAGCTAAATAATTGAATTAATTCTTTTAATCTTGTGTCTGCTCCACCTAAATCGGAAGGCCAATGGAAAAAATATAAATTTGTTAACATTTACTATATTATAGTATGAATGCAGTTTTTTTATAAAAAAATAAAATAACTTTAAACTAGCCAAAAAAAGTGTAAATACATGAAAAATGTTCGATAAATTCCAAACTAGAGACGAAGCTCTTGACTTCGTATATAATCTTCCGACCAAGTATGAATTCGCAAAGCGTTCTTTCTTGAATAGAATTTTTGCAGACCCAGATTATAATTCAGCGGCAGGATCTTTTTTAAATACTCCTCCTAACCTAGTTGTTCAGTCACAAACTCCTTGCCCGCCTCCGTGTATACCTATTTTTTCATGTCCTAATAGTAGTAGTAGTAGTAGTAGTGGATGTCCAGACTGTAATGCTCTACCTCCTCCTATAGAAACTAGTGGCGGTGTAGAGGGTCTCTGTGAAATTTATTGTTATATATGCTCATCTTCTTCTAGTTCTTCGTCTTCTTCTTCTTCTTCTTCTCGTTCATCATCATCATCATCTCGTTCGTCATCTTCTTCTTCTCGTTCGTCATCTTCTTCTTCTCGTTCGTCATCTTCTTCTTCTCGTTCGTCTTCGAGTAGTGGCAGAGGTTCTTCTTCAAGCAGTAGCTTTTCAGATTCTTCAAGCAGTAGCTCTTCAAGCAGTAGCTCTTCAAGCAGTAGCTCTTCAAGCAGTAGCTCTTCAAGCAGTAGCTCTTCAAGTGGAGGGAGTAGCTCCTCAAACAATAATAATTCAAGCTCTTCTGGAATCGGGAATAGTACTTTTTCCCAAGAACAAATATTATCATTATTAGATGATTTAATAATAGAAGATTTAAATTTTTTAGGGATTGATCTCGAAGAAGAACACACAAGAATACCCATTAATCTGAATCAAGCTTTTGATCCTCCTACAAATGGTGTTCCTAATAACCAAAAAAATCAAAGCGAAGGTTGCCCGAAAAGATGGATAAAAGTAAACTTTGAGACTTTTTCTGTTCCGGATAGATTATTAATTGTCGGTACTGAAAGTGATGATCCCCAAGCGTTAAATTGTATTTGCGCTGGTTCATCTTCAACTTCAACAGCGTCTTCTCTTTCTTTTTTAGGAGATACGGGTTTTATTTCTACTAATGGTACTCCTGTTACTGGATGCATTGAAGTTCCTGCTAATATAAGACAACTTCAAATAGAAGTTCAAACAAATAACCCTGGAACTGCTTGGATATTACAAACAGAATCTGGTTGTGGTGGAGATTGCGTGACACCAGAAATATTAGGAGGTGACGGAGATTCTAACGCTCCATCGTCGATATCTTTTCTTGGATCTTCTTCTCGCTCTTTATCTAGTTCTTCGTCTCGTTCTTCGTCTAGTTCTTCGTCTCGTTCTTCGTCTCGTTCTTCGTCTAGTTCTTCGTCTAGTTCTTCGTCTAGTTCTTCGTCTAGTTCTTTTTTCGATGGTTCTTCAGGATCAGGAGGAGATCTTCCTGGCGATGAATCTTCAAGCTCGTCTTCCGAACAACCTTTGAGGAGAAGTTCTTCCTCTTCTTCGAGAAGTTCTTCCTCTTCTTCGAGAAGTAGTTCTTCTTCTTCTTCGAAAAGTAGTTCTTCTTCTAGCGTTAGTTCTGTAACAGACAGTTCTTCAACAAGCGGTAGCTCTTCATCTTTATTACAATTACCTCAAACTCAATCGCTCTGGATAGGATAAATCTTATGACAATAAATATTACGGCTAAAATTTTAAATGCAAGTGATAATTTTTATATTGCCCAATGCTCTATTTTTAATAATTTTTCAATAATAAATTTAACGAGTTCTGCTGCGTCAGTTGATAATTTTAATTTAGCTAAATTTCAAATTTCAAACTTATTACCAAATACTAAATATTATGTTAGAATTTGTTATAGTAATGGAGTGCCTATCGATAATTATGTAGGAAGTTTTAAAACCCCGGTGAGTGGTGTTTATAGTTTTAAATTAGGATTTGCTTCGTGTTCTTTTTCTTCTTCTGTCCCAGGTCCGGGGGTAACCGCTTCAAATCAAATTATATACGATAGAATAGCCCAAAAAGCTATTAATAATGAAATTGATTTATTTTTGCATTTGGGGGACATGCATTATAGCGATATAAGTACAAATAATGAAGCCCTTTTTCATCAATCTTATGACGGGGTATTTAATGCTCCTCGTCAAAATAATTGTTGGAAAAATCTCCCAATGTATTATATGTGGGATGATCATGATTATGGTCCCAATGATGGCAGTAAATTAAATCCTTCACGAAATGCAGCTATAGCTGCATATAGACGAAGGGTTCCATATTCATCGATACTAGCTAAGAATGGAAATACAGATTCCCCATATTATAGTTTTGTTAGAGGTCGTGCAAGGTTTATAGTTACAGATATTAGAAGTGAACGTGAAGAAAAAGGTACCTATCCATCTACAGATTCTCGACAGCAAGTATTATCTCCAGATCAAAAATCTTGGTTTTTTTCAGAAATGCTGGCGGCTAAAAATAATTCTCAAATAATTGTTTGGGTAAATACCAAGCCTTGGATTTCTTCAACAGGAGACGGGAAAGATGATTGGGGTGGATATCATGCAGCGAGGCTAGAGATAGTAGATTTCATCAATCAAAATAATTTACGTGATAGAATAGTTATTTTATCAGGAGACATGCATGCTCTGGCTTTTGATGATGGATCTAGTATTAACAATTATGGTTCTTTAAAAGTATGTCATGCCGCAGCTTTAGATCAACAAGCTCGCCCTAAAGGTGGTCCATACACATTAGGTCCGATAACAAATGATTCTGGAACTGGATGGGTTACACAATATGGCGTAATAGAAATAAACGATACGGGCAATACTAGTATAAATATTAATTTTAAAGGTATAGTTGTTAGTAAAATAGATTTTACAGAATCTATTGCAATAGATGTTAGTTTTGATTTAATTGCTGGTATTCCTATATCGTCAAGTTCGTCAAGTTCGTCAAGTTCGTCAAGTTCGTCAAGTTCCTCGGGTTCTTCAGAAGGTGCTGATCAGCAAATTTTATGTGGTAGTATTGTATCTTTTATAAACGTTTGTCATAATAAACAAAATTTATTTGTTAACCCTCTGTCATTTTTATATAAGTAAAAACGCGCTTACCTCTATTAAGGATAAGCGCGTTTTTTTATTAATTTATTTTTTTACTTATTTAATATTGACTTTTTTACTTCTGAATTTTTGAATTTTGTCTGCTTTTATAGTCAAAACACCATGATCTAATTCTGCTTCAATAGACTCTTGATCTAAATGATCTGGGATATTAATAGAGTGATAAAATTTAAGCCCATCTTGTTCAGCATTTATAAAAAGTTTATTATTTTCTGTTGTTATTTTGATATTTTCTTTTCTAAATCGAGGTATTTCGATTTCTAAATTAAATTGATTTTTTATTTTTGGATTTTCGGTAAAACCGAAAGCTTCTGAAAAACTATAGGTAGGGCTAGCTATTAAATCAAACATTGAATCCCATTTTGGGAAGGCATTTGTTAACCTATCTATAATGTCCCAAGAATTATTACCGCTGATATAAGATTTAGGAATAAGTGTAGTATTTATATTCATAGACTCTATTAGACTATTTAATACTAAATATGTTCAATAAAAAATACCAGTGTAATTATATTTATAGTTTGCATGAAAAAAGAAACTAAAGAAAATCAAAAAGATACTTCTCCATATACAGAAAAAAAAAGAAACAAATTTTACTCTGTAGATTTAAAAATAAAAGAACTACCTTGGACAGAAAAACAAAAAATATTTTTGGAGCTAGCTGAAAAAAAAGACGTTAAGATTCTTATAGTGAAGGGCGTCGCTGGAACTGCAAAAACTTTATTATCTGTTTATACGGCATTAAATAAGATAAAAAATAAAAAAATTAGCGAAATTTATTATAGTCGTGTTCCCGTTGAATCTTCTGTCCATGGTATCGGATATATAAAAGGATCTACGGAGGAAAAAATGAATCCTTATCTCCAGCCTTTAACTGATAAATTAAATGAATTAATACCAGAAAATCAAATTAAATCTTTAATGTCAGATAATAGAATTATAGGAGTTCCTTTGGGGTTTTTAAGAGGTCTTAATATATCAAATGCCTGTTTTATTCTGGATGAAGCTCAAAATTGCCGTGTGGAAGATTTTTTATTAGTTATGACACGCATGGCTAAATTTTCTAATTTATTTATTTGTGGTGATGTTAAGCAATCCGATATTAAAAATAGTGGATTTGAAAAAATATTCTCTTTATTTAATACAGAAGAAGCTAAAAAAAATGGTATTTACACTTTTGAATTTGACAAAACAGATATAGTTAGATCTGAAATATTAAGCTTTATTATTGATGAATTTGAGAAATTAAAAATTAATTAACTTTTATTTTTAAAAAAATCTTTTATTTTTATCGGCAGATCTGTGTATTGGAGTGGATCTGAAAATAATTTTGTATTACAAAGCTCGGTAATTTTTTCAAATCTATTTTTGTTTATTATTGGCCACTTGCCTTCCTTATAAAGGAATCCATATTTATAAAGAATTGCGTTTGCTGTTTGAACATATTTTTTTTTATCCAAAAAGAGATTTTTTTTCCCTAGTATAGATACAACTTTTTTTTCGCAATCTAATTCTAGATTTAACAAAACTAATAATTCTTTTTTATATTTTTTCGGCGTTTGTATTATTTCTGAGAAAGCTAGACCTTTTAATTCAAAATCTCTCCATTCTTTACAATCATCTCTCCATTGTATGAAATGACAATATTCATGTATTAAAGCTCCGATCCACTCTTCTGGAAGGGTTGTTTTTGTAGCTACTTTTAAAACTGGTTGGTCTTTTGAATCAATATAGAAAATACCTGCGCACTGATTATCTCCTCCGCAATACTTGCCTTTACAAAAAACAATTTTCCCATCGTAGTCTTCGATATCGTTTAATATATATTGATATAAATCAGATTTTAAAAAATCTTTCATGTTTATTAATTACACTTTTTATAGAAAGAAAAATTTTGTTAAAGTAAAGTGTACACATTATAATTAATATAATGAAATATTATTGCTATAAATGCGGTAAAGGTAATACTTTTTTCTCAAAAAGGCCTGATGTGTGTAGTTTTTGTAAAACAATTTTTTCTTCAGTTTTAGAAAAAAATAAACCAGTTTTACCTAATACTTTAGCTTATAAAGATAATCTTTATAAAGAAGATTCGATAGAAGTTTCTCAATTTGTAAATTTTAAACGTGTAAAACCGTCTTTTACTTTTCAAGCAGATATAAGTAAATCAAATCATACTTTAGGAGATTTAATCAATGCTAATGAAAATTCAGATTATTTTGATGAAAATAATGAGGGAACTGATTCAATTAAAATTAAAACCGAACAATATATAAGTGATTCACCAAGGTCTTCTAACGAAATTTTAGAAGCTTTCAAAAATGAAGCCGGTTGTTCTAGAAATAAATGAAACATGAGAAAAAAAATTTTAAGACCCTCTTTTGAAGAAAGTATAGAAATAATTGACTCAGAAATACAAAAAAGAAAACATCGATGGCACTTAACAGCTATATCTTGGATGGATTTTGAAGATGTTTCTCAAAAACTAAAATTACATATTTATAAAAAATGGGTTAAATGGGACGCGTCTAGACCCCTTAGACCTTGGCTTAACCAAGTAATTAATCATCAGATGACAAATATGATTCGTAATTATTATTCAAATTTTTCTAGACCGTGCCTTAAATGCAAATTTAACATGGGCGAAAATAATTGCGCTGTATATGGATTGCAAAATAGTCAATGCAAAGATTATTCAAAATGGGAAAAAAATAAAAAACCCGCTTATGATATAAAATTTCCAATAAGCATCCATACTCCGATTTCAGATATTCCAGAAATAACATTAGAGCACTCGATACAAGAGTCTGTATCTTTTTTTGATATAGACAAGGTTTTACCTCATTTTCATGAATTAATGAAAAAAAATTTAACAGTAATAGAATGGAAAGTTTACGACTTATTATTCTTGCAAAATTTAGAAGAAAATGAAGTCGCAAGTAAGATGGGCTATAAATTGAGTTTAAAAGAAGGACGCCCAGCTTATAGGCAGATAGGTAAAATAAAATCTAGAATTTTACAAAAAGCTAGGATTTTAGTTAAAGAAGTTATCTGATTATGTTAAATGAAAATCATAAAAGTCGTATTTATGAAATACTAAATAAGAACCCAGAAGCGACTCTTACAGAGATTACAGCTTTTGTTTATGAAAATAAAAATATAGACACGAGAAGCAAACAGGGCAGGGAAATTAAAAAATTCATAATCGATAACAATATTGAATATAAAAGTCGTTCCGTTTATCAAAGGGAAAGAATTTCTTTAACAGAAGATCAAAAAGAGTTTATAAAAAATAATTTTAAAGATCAGCACTATTTAGATATCGCTAAATTAATTTTTAAAAAAGAATTAACACATTTGAGTTTAGAATCTAAAGAGGTTAGTAAATATATAAATTTATTAAAAAGTAAAGAAGAAAATTCTTTTGAACAAATTGATTATATCCCTGAAGAAAAACAAGATAACGACAATATAATAACTGAATATTTCCCACCTAGAAGATTAGACCAAACTGTAGCCAGAATTAATAGATACTTAAATTTAAATTGGACTTTAGAATTAAAAGCAATACAGTTAAAACAAGCAGAGTCTCTTCAAAGATATTTGAATACTTTTAGTTTTTGTTATCAAATAAATACCTACAAAAGAGAAGATGATAGAAAGTTGTTTGAGGACGCTTTTATTCGTTATACTTATAATAAAGAAGATCTTTCTCAAGAAGAATTAGATCAATTTATTACATTATGTACAGAAGTGGTCACTGCTTCTACTATTTTACAACAAGTTGAAGAACTTAGGCAGATGTTAAGGCAGTCTTCTGAAGAAGACGAGGGTAGAAACATAAAAATGCAGTTAAATGAAGCTATTAATAATCTTCAGACAGAATATAATCAATGTCGCGGAAGACAAAATAAACTTTATAAATCTCTAGTGGATGATAGGTCTAAAAAATTACAAGAACGAAAAGAAGAAAATGCGAGTATTCTAAATTTGGTTCAAGCTTGGAAAGACGAAGAAAAAAGAAAATCTATTATTAATTTAGCAGAGGCCCAGAAGCAAAATTTAGAACAGGAAGCGAAGCGTCTGTCATCGATGGATGAATTAAAAGCTATAATAAAAGGTATTGATATAGATGAAATGGTCTATGGATAATTATAAAATCTATTGTAAGATTGATAATAAAGAGGTAGAAGTAAAAACTTTTATAAATTATTTAAAATCTAAACATAATATTTCTTTAAAAGATTATATAAATAAATACGAAAAAAAATTTGACTTTTATGATAAAAGCGCTATAAAATTTAAATCATTAGAACAATACTTGTTAAGCGATTTTAATAATAGAAAAAATTTAAAATTATGGTTGAAGTCTAAATCTGTAGAAGAAAGGCGCGATTATATATTTAATAAATATAAAAATTATATATTATTAAAAAATATAGAAAATGCGTTGCCGGAAGCTATTATTAGCACTGTTAATTGTTTATTACCAATTTCTTATATCGAAGAGTCTATTAATATGAACTTCGACGAAATTTGTGAAATTTTAAGTTTAAAATCATTATTTAAATATAATGAAAAATTTTTAAAAAGTTTAAAATTTAATAAAGTTTCTAACTTAATTGTCGATACTAGAGAGCAAAAGCCTTTTGTTTTTGACAGTTGCGTAAATGTTACAAATAAAAAGTTAGAATTTGGAGATTACGCTTCTTTGGAAGATCCTTCGGTTTCAATAGAAAGAAAAAGCGCGTCAGATTTTATAAATACTTTAAGTAAAGGTTTTATACGCTTTCAAAACGAAATAAAAAGAAGTTTGGATTTAGATGGGTATTTAATAGTAGTTGTTGAGTCAACTTTAAACGACATATTATACAAAAAAAATTTTTTTGGAAAAGCTTCAGGTGAGTTTATAGCTCACCGAATGAGAGTTTTAAATAAAGATTTTAATAATCTTCAATTTGTTTTTGCCAAAAATAAAGAAGAGGCTACTAAATATTCCTTGAAGATATTAAGTCTTGAAAAAGATAAGCTTAAAAATTTAGATTTACAATATTACTTTAATAAATATGAGTTTAATAATAGGTAATCAAAATAAAAAAAATATAAAGAATGTAAATAAAGAACTCCTGTCTCTTAAAGGAGAGCTTTCTGATATGGACGCTCGAATTTCTTTAGCGAAGTTTTTGAGATATAATCTAGGCTTTACGACTGATTTAATATTAGGTTTGACGTTAGAATCATATCAAGAACTAACTCTTAATTCTTTTTTTAATAAGAATTATTGTATGCTGATATGGGGAAGAGGGTGCGCTAAAAGTTTTTGTGCGGCCATTTATTGCATATTGAAATGTATATTTGAACCAGGAACTAAAATATTAATAGCTTCTGTAAATTTTAGAACTAGCCGTAGAGTTTTTAATGAAATAGAAAAATTCTTGAGTTCATCTGTCGCCCGGTTAGCTATGCAATGTTTTGGTTTAAAAAGTAAGAGGAATGATCAATATGAATGGCAGATAAATGGGGGTAGCATAACAGCAATTCCATTGACTGGAGAAAAAATTAGAGGTATCAGAGCTAATGTTCTGATTCTGGATGAGTTTTTATTATTACCAGCAGATATTATTGATAATGTATTGATTCCATTTTTAAGTTCCCCTCGTGATGTTGGAGAAAGAATCCGAATTAGAAGACTTGAAGAGGAATTAATTCAAAAAGGATTACTACATCCTGATAATCGTCAAATTTTTGAAAACACTTCTCAAATGTTAGCTTTGAGTTCCGCTAGTTATACTTTCGAGCATTTATTTAATGTTTATCAAAAATGGTCGCATTTAATTGAAAATCCTGACGTTCAAACAGCTAAAGATGGAGAATTGCCGGGAACTTATTTTATTTCACAATTGAGTTACGAGGCCTTACCTTCTCATATGGTAGACCAAGCTGCAATTCAAGTAGCTAAAAGCGGGGGAAGTTCTCATCATTCATTTTTAAGAGAATATTGCGCTAGATTCATTGATGGTGGGGATAGTTATTTTTCTCCTCAAAAAATGCATTTGTGTACTATACCAGATGGAGAATACCCTACAACGAAAATAGTCGGTGATAGTGACAAAAAATATATTTTAGGAATAGACCCTAATTTTTCTGCTTCTAAAACAGCAGATTATTTTGCGATGAGTGTTGTTGAAATAGATGAGGAAAAAAAACAAGGAGTCGTAGTTCATGGTTACCAAGTAGCGGGAGCTTCATTGCAAGATCATATTAAATATTTTTATTATTTATATAAACATTTTAATATAGCGTTAGTTATTATTGATCATGCCGGAGCAGACACTTTTATAGATGCAGTAAATAATTCAGAATTTTTTAAAAAAATTAATAAAAAAATAGGTTTTATAGATTTTGATTCAGATAAAGAAAATGAAGATTACGTAAAAATGGTAAAAAATTGCGCGTCTCAATATAACAGAGACTTTGGTTCAATATGTGTGAAACAATATTTTACTTCTGCTTTTTTATCTAGAGCAAACTCTTATCTTCAAACATGTATAGACCATAAAAAAATATGGTTTGCATCTCGTGCTAGCTGTCACCCCGACATTTTAGAAAATGTTTTTTCAATGAACTTACCGATGTCAGATATTTGTCCTAGAGGTATAGGAGATAAAGCAGACACCGAATATGAAACAAAAAAATTGACTGTTAGAGAATTTATAGAAGAACAGGACTTTATAATAAAAGATACGAAAGAACAATGCGCAAACATTGAAGTTACTACTACTTCTAGAGGAACTCAGAGCTTTGATTTGCCTTATCATCTTAAAAGGTCTACTAGCATAAATAGAGCAAGAAAAGATAATTATACCACGTTGATGTTAAGTAATTGGGGGTTAAAGATATATTTTGATATTGTAGACCCAGAAAATTTTGTTAAAAAAAATACTACTTTTATAGCTGAGCTTCTGTAATAGGTATTTAGGTGTAATTTGATTATAATCTATATAATATTGTAATGAATAAAAAAAATATTAATTTCCCGGTTCCGCAAGTAATACAAGCCTCGAGTGATTCTTTGATTCAAGTTAAGGGTTCTAGGTCAGTAGATACGTCTACATCTAATCAATCTTCTTCGGTAAGAAGGAATCGTTCCGCCTCAATATCAAGATCTGATAAGTATGCAAATATAGAGGGAGGGGTTATACCTTTTACTTATGGAAGTGGAGGAGGAAAATACAATTCTAACATTAGTATAAAAGACACTATTATTTTGTGTCAAAAAGCTTATTATAATTTTTCAATATTTAGAAATACTATTGATTTAATGACTGAATTTAGCTGTTCTCCAATATATTTTACAGGAGGAAACGAGCAATCAAGAAAATTTTTCACAAGCTGGTCAGACAAAATTAATTTGTGGAGACTGCAGGATATGTTTTTTCGCGAGTTTTTTAGAAGTGGCAACGTATTTTTATATAAATTAAGCGCTGAATTTAATAAACAAGATATGCGTGTTATTTCAGACTTAATGATTGGCGAGGCTAAATCTAATCAAATTCCAATTAGATATGTTATATTGAATCCAGCCGATATACAGGCTGTAGGGTCAGCTTCTTTTATAACTCCAAAATATATTAAAATACTAAATGATTTTGAAATGCAAGTTTTATTAAATCCTAGTACTCCTCAGGATAAACAATTATCTGAAAAAATAGTTGATATTAAAAAATTTAAGGACGCTAAAACATCCAACTTACATCAACAAATGGTTTTTGATTTAGATGAAGAAAAATTTATACCAATTTTTTATAAAAAACAAGATTACGAACCTTTTAGTGTACCAATGGGTTTTCCTGTTTTAGAAGATATTAACTGGAAAGCGGAGCTTAAAAATATGGATATGGCTATTAGCAGAACAATACAGCAAGCTGTTTTATTAGTAACTATGGGGAATGACGAAGTTGGTATGCCGACAAAAGACCAAATTGGAAACTTAAGAAAAATTTTTGAAAACGAAAGCGTTGGTAGAATTTTAGTTACAGATTACACAACTAATATAAAGTTCATTATACCCGAAATTGGCCAGATTCTGGATCCCAAAAAATATGAAGTTGTTGATAGGGACATTAGATATGGGTTGAACAATGTTTTATTTGGAGAGGAAAAGTATGCTAATACCTCAACGAAAATTGAAGTTTTTTTGTCACGTTTAAAACACGCTAGAGAAACCTTTTTGAATGAGTTTATAATACCAGAAATTAAAAAAATAGGTAAAAATTTAAACTTTAAAAACTTGCCGACGCCAAGGTTCAAAGACGCTGACTTCAAAAGTGATTCGAATTTAACACGGATATATTCTAGATTGATAGAACTTGGAGTTTTGACTCCAGAAGAAGGACTCACCGCTATTGATACAGGAAGACTTCCGCTTCCTGAAGAAAGTATAGAATCTCAAAAAAAGTTTACGAAACTTCAAGAAGACGGTTTGTATCAACCTCTATTAAACAAAGCTCAAAATTTAAATACGGAAGCTGGTCGTCCAGGTGGAACAACCGGTGTAAAGCAATCAACTAAAACTCCTGGTAAAATAGGTACGGCTTCTTCCTATAATGATTTAATTGATGCAAATTTAGTTACAAAAAATTTACTATCGTATGATCAATTAGAAAGTAATATTACTTCTAAACTGAAGAATCAATTTAATAAAAAAAGACTTACAGCAGATCAAAGAAACATAATAAAAGATGTCTCGGAAATGATTGCAATAAATGAAGACCCTCTTAATTGGAATTCAAAAATAGAAGAATATTGCAAAGAACCAAAAACTATTAAAGCGCATAATTTAGAAGAAATTAATAAGATTTCTGAGAATTTCGGCGTTGATATAAAAACTGCTATCGTACTTTTTCACAGTAAAAAAAATCTTGATAGACAATGAGAAGTTTAATTAAAAGAAGACAAATTGACGCTGATATTAGCGGAGCAGTTTATGAATATGGACAATTACTTTTCCCATCTTTTGGGCAAGTTGATAGTTTAATTAAAGATGTTGTATATACTACTGGAAATCAAAATATACAAGGTCAAAAAACTTTTTCGAACAGACCTATAGTTGATAACAAAAGAGTTTTACTTGAAGGCGATATCACTAATAATATCATTTCTGGCACCGGGATTATAAATTTAGAAAATGTAGTTTATACAACTGGTGATCAAATAATTTCTGGAGAAAAAATATTTGATAAAGCAATATATATAAGCGGTAAAAAAATCTTGTTGGAAGGGGATATTGTTGGTCTTCAAAATTTTATTTCTGGGTCAAAATCTTTTTTTACTTCTGGAGTTTATTTTTCTGGAGTAGACGTAGTTTTTGATAAAGACTCTAATATAATTTTAGAGGGAAATTCTTATATTGATACGATTAACGGACATACTTCTTTTGGAATATATAATTTATTTGGAGTACCATTTACTGAATCGGTTGATTTACCTTTAGGGATAAGAACTGGAAATATCGTTAATATATCAAAACAAAATCAACAAGATTTAAATTCAGATTTTGAATCTTATGTGATGATAGAATATGATGGGCCTTTAATTCCTAATCTTGTTTATCCTATCATTCATCCCCTTTATGAGAAAAGAGCGCTAAAAAAAATAAATTGGGGTTCAAATAGTGCCTTTTCAAATAAAATAAACTTTGAAAGTATTTTTTTGAGTGGAAATAGAAATATTTTTTTAACGAATAAAAATAATACTGAATACGATATTTATATTTACCAAACTGGGGATTTTAATATAAACTTACCGGATTTGAACTTATCTGAATCTGGAAATAATATAAAATTTAAATTGTCATATGTAGATCCAGTTTTAATTAATAAAATTAAATCTGGTTATGAATACAAAATATCTTTTAACGGGCAAAATTTATTAGAGGGGCCTGACTATTATTCTTTATATAATATATATTCAGAGATTTCTAATAGAGATTATTTTATAGAATTTAAGAATAAAAATTCGAATTTTTGGACATTAGAGTCTATTCCGTTTCTACAATACGCTAAATCAGAACACCCGCATGAAATGGGGGATATCTTCTTATTAGAAGAAACTCTAAATTATTTGACTGGCTATGATAAAGTTAACAGCGCATGGTTTGTTGATGATTTTTTAATTTCGAAAACGCCTGCATCTAGAAATTTATATATTGATTGTCTTTTTGATACGACAGGAGCATGTATAATTGATTTACCAGATGTTTCTGGTCAAAACGCTCAAAATGGAGATATATTATATTACAATGTTTCTTTAAATATTCAGAATCCAGACTCTTTAAGTTTTAGATTTAAATATTTAACTGGAAACTCTTTTTCCGAGAATTTAACATTGTATAATATACAAAATCCTAAAATAGGCGATTTTGCGGAGTTTGTATTTATTTCTCCGGAGTGGAGGCTTAAAAATTATTCAAACCAACAAGTAATAGAATCAGAGAATTATCAAAATTATAATAAATTAACTTTTAGTGGGTTCAAAAATTTAAAAAACAACAACCTTTTAACAGAAGGTTCTTATTATGAGATAACCGATTTTATTTCTAAATGGTGGAACAAAAGTAGTACAGATAAAACAGTAAAAAGTGGGAAATACTTTGAACCTTTGGTTGTTATGGCTTTAACCAAAAATTCCATCGCCAAAAATGCTTTTTCAACAATATATCCAGAAGATATTATATATTATGATGACGAAGCTAAAACCAGTTATACTTGGGAGAGCAATAATAATACAGAAATAAATGATTTTAAGGGTTGGATTTATAGAAGAATAGACACTAAAAATAGTATTGATATATCTTGTGATTGGAGAAATTTGACCGTAAATTGCGGTAAATTAGATTTAAGCTCGGTTGTTTTATACAGCACATCCTATAATTATAGTAAAGACGATGTTGTAAAAACAAGTGCTGGTAAGTTATTTATCTCTCTAAAAAATTCAAATATAAATAAAAGCCCAGATCAGAATTCTGATTGGTGGCAGCAGTTAACTCCTTTTATTGAAGCAGATAGTTATTTTGCTACAAGTGACGAGTTAGACTTTTTTAATATAAAATCAAATGGCTCAACAAATATTTTGACACTACCAGTTTTAACAGGAGCTTTGATACAACAGCCGATTTTTTCAAACTCAATTACTAATACGGGGATTTTAAATTCTACAGGTGTTAAAGATATATATATTAAAAAATTAATAAACAGTGTTTTTTATGTTCCTAGCGGTCAAAACATTAATTGTTATTCTAATGAAATAGGGTCAGATTTTAGCAATAATACTATTGATGCTCGATATTTTTATAGAAATAAAATAGGAGACGAGTTTTCTTCAAATATTATAGGAAGTGGATTTTATTCTAATGCAGTAGGTGACCAATTTAATTCAAATAATATTTCTAAGTGTTTTAATAATGAAATATCAAACTCTTTTTCGGGAAATTTAATAAAGGGTTCTTTCTATAAAAATTACATAGGGCAAAACTTTAATAGTAACTTATTAATAGGTAATTTTTTTGAAAATAATATTTTCAACAATTTCGAAAAAAATGTAATTGGTGATAATTTTAGATATAATGAAGGTTCTTTTTCTGGTTCTAATTTGAATCTTGCTGCACAGAATGCACATGTTTATTCGTCTTATTCTGTAAAATTTTTAAAAAATTCAAATAACCAATCTCGTTTATCCTACTATAATTCTAATGATCAATTAGTAATAACCGATTTGGATAATTAATATATCTTAAAAAGAATAAAGTGTAATATACATTATCTTTATGAAAAAGAAATATTTTACTTTTATTCTTATATTTTTGTTTTGTTTTATTGGTAGCTCTTGTACTATTTATACAGAAAAAAGAAGCGAGGCTTTGTCTCAAGCTGTTTTTGCTACTTCCGAAGGAATTAAAAATGCTAGATTTGAAAAAGCTTTTGAATACGCTGAACAAGCTAAGAAATTAGCTTATCCTCCTAAAAATCCTATAAAAATACCTCCTATTTTAACTAAAAAAATAAAATCTATTAGCTCTGTAAATACTAATAACGACATTAAAACTTCGCCTGGTAATTCGAGCCGTACCGATAAGCTAGTTAGTAACATTATTACTTCTACTTCTTATAAAGACGAAGAAGAAACTATTTTAAGACTTGTTATTCCAGAAAATCTTAAACACGCAAAACTTCTGGTTGAAAATTCGGAAGAATGGAAGGAACTTTTACAAACCAAAGAATTTAAAGAGCAGTTAGAAAAAGACAACCTCAGGCTTAAGCAATTAGCTCAAGATATTGACGACGAGTTATTAAAGCAACAAAAATACAATACAAAAATGATTGAAGATTTAAATAAATTACAAAAAGAAACAATTAAAAAAGATCTTCATATTTTGAAATTATATATTGTTATAGCTTTTCTTTGTCTTATGATCGGAGGCGGAGTTTACTTAAGAATGAAGGGCGTATTATAAAATATATGAAAACTTTATTTAAAAAAGTAATTTTACAATTCTTAAAAAGAAACCTTGATGTTTTATTATTTATGTCAGGATTATTATTAGGTTGTGTAATATTATTAATAAAGTCATGTACTTACAACGCTCCATAGCTAATATAGCATCTTCCCTCGTTTCTATGTTGCAGTTTAATAAATCGCCAATAAATACTCCCATAAAATATAAGGAAGATTTTAGTAAAATTAATTTTTTTACTTCAAAAAAGTTTTATGTTGTTTTTTGCTCTGTTGTGATATTGGCAATTTTTTATTTAGCTAGTATTGTCGTTTTGTTTTTAACTGCTAGTTTCCCTAATTTGACATTGCCTTTTGTTTCTATATTTACAGAAACTATAAAAATATTAGCCGTAATAATTGCTAGCTATTTAGGTGTTCAAACGGTTTTAGATTATAAAATGCAATCTAATAGCAGTGTAAATTTAGAAGGCGATCATAAATATACAAGTGAAGAAATAAATGAGAACGTTATAATAAATTACGCTGAAAAATTTAAGAATGATCCTTCTTATGCCCCTTTGGAGTGGATACAAAAAGATAATGAATAATTGGCCTAAACAAAATTTACAATCTATGCTAGATTATTATGGTCCAGTTGGCGAAAACCAATCTAGATTAGATTTACCGTATTCTTTAAAGCTTGCATGGGATACTAACACTGTGATAAAAAGATTAACTTGTAATAAAAAAGTTTCGGAATCTTTACATACAATTTTTGAAAAAACACTCAAAACATATGGTTTGAAAGAAATACAACGACTAAGACTTGATGTTTTTGGCGGGTGTTTAAATGTTAGAAAAATGAGGGGTGGGTCTAGTTGGTCTATTCATTCTTGGGGCGCTGCAGTGGATTTAGATCCAGATAGAAATACTTTGAAAATGACCAATAAACAAGCAAGTTTTGCTAAAGCAGAGTATAGAGATTTCTGGAAAATAGTAGAATCAGAAAACTGGGTTAGCTTGGGTAGAGCTAGAAATTATGATTGGATGCATTTTCAAGCAGCACTTTTATAGTATATTAAAATTTAATAAGTGTATAATTTTATATATAATTAATATTATTTATGCCTTTTTATGACGAAACAATAACAGAAATTATTGATCCTAAAAGTGGGTTTGATCTATCCGATGTTTTATATTCTTTTTCGAGACCTATTTCTGTTTGTGCCTTTGAGTTAAATCATCTAAAAGATAATAGAATTAAAATTAATAATAAATTGAAAAATATTGCATTTTTATCAGATGGAAGTGTAAATTGTAAAATGAGAGCATTTGAGGATTTTAAATATTCAATTAAATTTGACGGAATATTGGTACAAGCAATGATATCTCTAGAAGAAGATAAATATTTAGCAATGGCTTCTATAGATCAATTAAAACAATATATCCCAGAAAATATAAACTTAGATGTTAACAAGGATTTGATGGCAGTTGCATTCGATGCATTTGTTGTAAACCGTGGAAACAAAAACGGACATATTATAGGAACAGACGTTGCTTTATCTATGGTGGAAAATTTTGTTAACAAGCCTTTTAATATAGAGCATAATCGTAGAGTTATAGTAGGCGTTTGTACTGGTTATGGTTTTAGTGAATTTGGTAGTAGTCGCCCATTATCTTTAGAAGATATTAAAAATACGAAAGATCCATTTAACGTTGTTCTTTCTGGATATATATGGAAAGTAGCTAATCCAGAGTTTGCATCTGAATTAATTGATAGTAATGACCCGTCTTCTTCTAAATATTTATCTATAAGTGCGAGTTGGGAACTTGGATTTAATGAATTTAATATAGCAAAAGGTAATAAAAATCTAGCTGAAGCAACTATCATAGAAAATGATAAAGAGATTGTTAGTTTGAAAGACAAGTTAAAAGTTTTCGGCGGTAATGGTTTTGCGGAAGATGGAGATTTATTGCTTTTAAATTTAACAGGAAATGTTTTACCTCTCGGTATTGGGTTTACAAATAACCCCGCAGCTGAAGTAAGCGGAGTGATTGTTTCTGATAGGAATATTCAAAAAAATAAAGACCAGCAATCTAAAGCTTCTAATTATGAAATTAAACAAGATGTAGAAGGTTGTGATGGATACGCTGTTTTTGAAGATGGTGAAATGGAAAAATGCTTTGACTCTAAAGAGAAAGCCGAAGAATATATTAAATTAGAAAAGCAAGATGATATGGATGAAAGCGAGGAAGATAGTTTAGATGAAAATGAAATCGAATCTTCTGAAATTAAAATTAATAAAAAAAGTGTCCAAGAAGAAAATAAAAATGTAAAAAATACTATGCAAGTAAAAACTATTGAAGATATAACGGAGTCTTCCATTAAAGAATTGGCTGCTAGCGAAGTTAGAGATTTTATTTCTAATAAAATTAACGAGCTGGCTTCTGAATGGAAAACTAAAGTTGAAGAAAAAGAAAATGCTTTGCAATTAGCTGAAGAAAAACTTTCTTCCTTAAATGCAGAAATAGACAAAATAAAAACTGAAAGCGAACAAGTGAAAAATGATTTTTCAAAACTTCAAGAAGACTTGCGAGCAAAAGAGATTGAAGTTAACTTTCAAAACAGAATGTCTTTAATAGATGAAGAATTCGAATTGTCTGAAGAAGATCGCTCTATAGTAGCAGAAGATTTAAATACTATAGAGAACGATGAGCAATTTGAAAAGTGGTATAAGAAATTTTCAACACTAGCTGCCGCGAAAAAGAAATCCAACAAGAAAATGGAAAGTAAAAAAGTTAACGAAGAAAAAGTTAAAGAAGAAGTTAAAGCTAGTGAAAATAAATCTGTAGAAGAAATAATTTCGAGTGCAGAGGTGAAAGAAGAAGTTCTTCCTAACGCATCCTCTCCTCAAGAAGCCTCGTTGGTCGAAAAAATCAATGCAGCTTTTAATAAAAATAGCGTAAAAATTAAATAAAGAAAGATAAAAAAATTATGGCAAATTTAAAACCATTTAGAGATTATGATGAACACGATGTTATTAACCTTTTTGCTGTTAATGCAGAATCCGTTAATAAAGGAGCAGTTGTAACAGCTGTTGGTAATGGCATCGATTTAAAAGCAAACACATCTGTTGATAATTTATCAGCTTATGATAACACTTTTTCCGCTCAATTTAATGTTCCCTGGACAGTCGCGCCTGCCGCTTCTGGATCCACTGCTGGCAATATTGTTGGGCTTTTATTAAAAGATGTTCGTAAGTTTGATGAAAACGGAGAAGTTTTGTTATTTAACCCCCGCAAAGCAGCTGAGATGGACGTTATTGTTAGTGGACAGGCTGCTCCAATATTAACCAAGGGTATCGTTTTAGCTCATGTAGCACAAGGTAACCCCGGTTTTGGTAGTGGAGCCGCTGTTGCTGATGCTGGTAACGGCGATCTAAAAGTTGTTGCTTATTCTTCTAAGACTGTAGGCAAATTCTTAGGACCTAAAGATGCAGAAGGATATGCACTTTTAAAAATCGAACTTTAAAAAATAGAAGAAAAAAAATAGAAGAAAAAAATATATGAAAATTCAATTTGAAAAAAATCCAGAGCAAATAGAACTAATTAAAGCCTTGGCATCGGACAATAAAATTGTCGCTGCTGAAGCTCAAGAAGCATTTGCTGCATTTATCGGAGATGTCATTCAGCAAGTTTTGTTGCAATCATCTACAGCCTCGGCTTTCTATCGTGATGTAGAATTTGATGAGGACGACTCTCCCTCGATTCCTTTAGACCTTTATTATGGTTTAAATGAGGGTCATATTAGCGTTTGGAGCCAAACTGTTGGTGGTGGTCTTCCAACTAATTTTGTCCAAGGGCTTCAAGAAATGAAAGTAAATACTTATCGTCTTGATAGCGCTATTTCTATGGATAAAAGATATGTTCGTAGAGCAAGATTAGATGTTGTCGCTGCAGGTTTAGAGAGAATGGCCAATGAACTTTTAGTTAAGCAAGAGAGAAATGCTTGGGCTGTTATTTTAAAGCTTTTGGCTGACGCCGAAACTAATAATTCTAAGCACGTTTTCCGCGCTGGTACTCCAGGAACATTCCAGCTCGATGATATGAATAAGCTATGGACTTTAGTTCGTAGATTAAACACTGCTTACACTGGAGGTACTCCTGTTGGAAATCAAAGCCGTGGTCTAACAGATATTTATGTTAGTCCCGAAATCAAAGAGCAAATTCGTGGTTTTGCTTATCAGCCAATGAACACCAGAAATGGTGCTGGAAACAGTGCCGGTAATGTAGCTCTTCCAGATAATGTTAGAGAAGACATTTACCGCAGTGCCGGAACAAATGAAATATTTGGTGTTAAAATTCACGAACTCTTAGAGTTAGGTAGATCTCGCAAATATAATGATTTATTTGGAGCTTTAGCTGGTAATACTCAATTCGGTGGAAGTGCTTTTAATAGTGCTGCTAGTGAATTAATTATTGGTGTCGATTCCACTCGTAACGCTTTCTTGCGACCAGTCGCTATTCAAAGCGAAACTCGTGGACAGGTAAAGGTTTTACCAGACGACCAATTTTTAGCTCGCAGTCAAAAGGTTGGATTCTACAGCTTTGTAGAAGAGGGCCGCGTGGCTGTTGATGCTAAGGCTGCAGTTGGACTTATTGTTTAAGCTGAACCTAACATAAAAGAAATTAATTCTTTAAAAGAGCCGCTTTACGCGGCTCTTTTTTTTGAAAAAACAAGCCTTTATATCTAGAATAGAATAGAGGTCTATTTTTATGAAATCAAAAAAAACAAAAAAAAATATGGAAATTCACGGTAAAGATGAAACTTTAAATCCAAAGTCTTTTTCTTCCTTAGATGAGATACTCGGAGAAAGTTTATGTCTTTATAAGACAACTAATACAGAAGAATATTCTAAATTTTTATCAGAAATGAATATGACTGATTTACAAGCTCATGCTTATAAAATTGGCCTTGTTCCAACGCAAGATAGAAAAGTTCTTACCGATAGATTAGTTGCTGAATTTATTAAATGGCAATCAAAAACTAATTCTTGCGTCCAAGCTGTTGCAAAAACAAACCTGGATGATTTGCCAGCTAAAGCGCGCAAGATATTAAGAGAAGGGGCCTGATTTTTTGTGTAAATTTCTTATGTGAATAATTCAGCTATAGATTCTTTTTATAATTTTGTTTCAGGCGTTTATTTGGATTTAAATAATCCAACTGAGTATCCTATTTCGAGAGTCTCTAGCTGGTTTTTAGACGATTCTAATATAGGTAATTTAAATAATTTAATAGGTACCGATATACAAAGATGTTCTACTCCTCCTGGCCCGCGCTTATTTCCGAAATATATAGAAGAAACCTTTCCCGCGTCTTCGCCTTTAATTTATACGCAAACATCGTTTTTAAATAATCGTCCAGTTTATATTTATACAAATCCAGACCCTAGTATTGTTTCAAACGTTATTAAGTATGTAGTTAATCAAGATTATTCAGTTTATGGTAAAGCAAATTTTACTGGCTGGGTTTCTCAAGATGATTCAATAGGAGTTCCTGGCGTAGATTTTATAGTTTGGGGTCTTATAGAATCAGATGCTTTTGATGTGACTGAGATAACTGGGAATTGGTGGCTTAATACGGTTCCTCCTTCGATAGGTCTTTATCCAATAGTCGCTTCCGGTTCTGAAAAAATATCAGAAGATGGATCAACAGTCGAGATACCTGTTTATTATTATTTAGAACCAGAGCTTAATAATGATCAAATGGCTATTTATAAAAAACTGTTTGAATGTAATTTTTATAAGAAACAATCTTTTGACATAGCAAAATCGGTTAGCATGGTGGGCGATTGGGTATCTATAAAAGATGGGGATTCTTCTATAACTAGAATTAATAAAAATGAAATTTCAAAAAATCTAAGAGCGCTTTATAAAGATAGTTATGAAGAGTTGCAATTTTTAATTAAAATGTATCTGAAGAAAACATCCTCAGCGGAACAAATATCTGGAGATGATTTTATTGGAGTTAATTACTATTATAGTAATGAAAAACCTAGAAATATAACTTGATATGCCTTCTTTAGTTGATGAAAATTCTAAATTAGTATATGCATCATTGATGAATGATATCCATGATACTTTTGCAAGACCCGTAATTGTTTGGAAAACACCAGAGAGAACTATTATCTCAAGTGATATATCTTATAATTTTTTGTATAATGAACAAGACTCTGTTTCTGTAAGTTATCAGCCCGTGTCTGGAATTTTTGATTGTAGAATAAAATGGGGCGACGCTTCCGAATTAGGTGGGATACCCGAAATAAAAGAAGAAATTCGAGGTAACTTTTGCAGAGTAAAGGTAAAAAAAGAAATGCTAGATTTTATTTCAGACGCTGAGCGAATAGAAATAGATGGGCGTGTAGTTCAGCAAGTAGGTACTAGTCGTCCAATTGGGTTATTTGATATATATTTTTATATAATTTACTTTAAAGAAAGTGAATAAATATGGCGGCAAGAATAAACAGAAAACAACTTAACAAAGAAATTTTTGCTAACAAAAATGTTCAAAAATTAATTACTAATATAGTAGAACAAGAAGTTATAAAAGAAAAAAATATATTTATAAAAAAATTTAACAACCATCCTGTAACTAAAGAAATTGAAGGCGGTCCGCTAGCCAAAAATATATCTTCTACTTTAGGTGGATACGGAAATTTATTTTCTTTTATTGGGTTTACTGATAACAATCCAACATTAGGCGTTAAAAGTTTATTGAAAAATATAAAAATTGGAAGTGTTATAAGAAAACAAGATTCTTATAAATTTAAGATACTTATACCTTCTATTTCGGAAATTAAAAAAGTTACTAAAATGCCATGGGAGAATGGTAGAAGTTGGTTGTTCGATATAGAGAAATATATATCTGGTTTGAGCGCTTATTTATATGGAAAGTTCAAATCTTCTCGTACTGGTACCGGTATACAGGCGACGGATTTTAGAAATGCTGTTTTTAAATCAGTCCCTTATTTTACTGCGTTATATGATGATTTCATAAAAAATATAAATAACTTAAAAATTAAATGAAAAATTCTTATTTAAATAATTTAATGTCTAGTTTCTATTTGTGGTTAGATCATGAAATTTTATATCATGGAGAAGCTTATACTAACTATAGTGGTAAACTTTTTGAAACAGCTGACCCAAATTTTGCATTAAGCTCTATTTATGGGTCTCCTTTTCGCCAATGGGTTTATGATACTAGTATAACAGGTGCGAATATTATTTCTGGGGTTTTTAATAATGGCGTATACGAACCAAAAAATAATGGCTTAAAAATTGATTATAATAGAGGCCGAGCTATTTATGTTTCTAAAAATATTGGGAAAAATATAACTTCGTCTTATGCTTTAAAAGAATATAATATATATTATACAGACGAAAAAGAAGAAAAACTTATTTTTGAAAACGCTTATTCTGTAACTCCAAAAATAAATGCAATTACTGGGTCTTTAAATTATTTAGATCGCCCTTTTCCTTGTATTTTCATTAAAAATACAAATATACAAAATTATCCTTTTTCTTTCGGAGGACAAGATTCTACAGAGTCGATGGTTAGATGTATAATTCTTGCTTCTAATAGCTTTTCTTTAGATTCTTTGCTATCATTACTTAATGATTCTAATAAGAAGAACATACCAATATTTGATTCCAAGGAATTGCCTTTTGATATTTATGGTGATATAAAAAGTGGTATTAATTTTAATTATAAAAATTACGCATCTTTTGTTTCTGTTCAGGATTATAGTTTTATTAAAAACGTTACTGTTTCGAAATTAAGTGAAGTTGAAAATTCTAAAATTAATAAAAAGTGTCTTGCTGCATTAGTAGATTTTGAATTATCCTCTGTGAGAAGTCCTAGAAAATAATTTTTTATAAATTAAGTGTCGGCAATCTAAATATAATGTAATTATTGTTATGAGCAGAAATAGAGTTATATATAACGTTTTGGCTGTCTATGCTAGTCAAGTCAAGCCTGAAATAGATCAAACTATTGACGGATCAATTAAACAATTGACTAGAGTTCAATCTTTCGATGAAGACTTTAGTCGTAATTTTACAGACGTAAATCAGTTCGGTAATCTTGCTGCTATTGACCGTATCGAAACTGAAGCGCCAACTGTTAATGCTAGTTTATCGTATTATGTTACAGATGGAAGTAACGAAAAGTATTTGGGCTTGAATACAAGTGGCGTACAGTCTTGTATTTCGCAACTTTTACAAAAAGCAACTGATGAAAAAAATTATTATCTTTTAATTGCTGACGAAGGAAATGATGCGAATGGTTATAACTTACCCAATACTGGTGTTATCGCTATTGGAAATGGTTTCTTAACTTCTTATAGCGTTACTGCTGCAGTTGGAGATATACCTACAGCGAGTGTTGATATAGAAGGCTTAAATATTAGAGTTTATTCTTCTATTGGGGAAAGTGGCGCAAGTCCTGCTGTTGATCCTGCTACTGGACAACCATTAAATAACGTTTTCTTTTCTTTACCATCGGCAAAAGAAGATGACAATGCATCTCAAGCTACAGCGCTTCAACCTGGAGATATTGTTTTCAGCCTGCCCAATAATAGTGCATTTGGTTATGATGAAACAAATTTAAAAGTTCAAGATTTTACTTTATCTTTCGAATTAAGTCGTACTCCTCTGCAAAAATTAGGTAGTAGATTCGCTTTCTCTAGAGAAATAGATTTTCCTGTTACTGCTACTTTAGAAGTTAATGCCGAAGTAGGAGATTTAGATAATGCTAATTTGGCCGATTTATTATGCTCGAATCCAAATTATGATTTTAACATAATTCTAAAGAAACCGAACTGTAATGGAACAGGCGATGCTTCTTTAGCTTATCTTTTCAAACAAGCAAAACTTGTTTCTCAGAATTTTAGTTCAGCAATCGGAAGTAACGCAACAATGAGTGCAACTTACGAAGTCCAAATCGGTGGTCCTCAAGATACTGCTAGAGGCGTCTTTATTTCTGGAAGCGTATTATAAAATAATAATAAATTATATAAACGACCACTTAAATATAAGTGGTCGTTTTTTTTTAGATGTGTAAATAAATAAAGGTAAAGGTTTTTAAAAGGAAAATGAACATAGATTTAAATAATCTTATAAGGACTTTCATATATAGAGACGTAAAAAAACTTTATTTGGGTTTTCTCTATATTTTAGAAGATTTAAGAAACGATAAAAAAATTTCTGAAGAAGAGTTTTCTAAATTAAGAAAGCGGGTCTTAGATTATGGTAATGATTGCTCTAGAAATATAGAGGAACAAGTAAATTCTTTTGATTTTATATTAAAAGACAAATAATATTCTTATATGGAAAAACATAAAAATTCTTGGATGTATGAGTTTGAAACAAAAAATAGCGGCGGTGCTAAGAAGTTCGCTATATTAAAACCTAATCGTAAATTAAGAGAAGACGGGGAGTTGTTTTATGCTACCGAAACATCTAGATTCGCAAAAGCCGGAGTTTTGCCTAAAGCCGCATGGAACACCATTCTTTCAAATGGCGGTGGTAGCATTAGCGAGCAAGACAGGGAGTTATATGGAAGTTTACTTATAAAGTTTAGAGATAAATCTTTTGATTTACAATCTATTCTTATAAAGGGCGAATCAGAAAGAACAGATGTCGAAAAAAGCAGGGTAGATTCTTTAATAGAAGAACTTGATTCTGTAAAAAAAGATATACAGGCTTTTGAGGCTTCTCAAATAGCAATTTTTGAAAATACTGCTGAAGCAAAAGCTCGGAATAGAACCATATTATGGTGGGTTATGTTCCTTTCTTATCGTCAAGATGAAAACGGAAATTTTGTTGCTTTATTCGAAGGTAATGAATTTAATGAAAAATTATTAAAATATGATTCGTTAGAAGATGACTCTGAAAAAAACGAGTTTTTATTAGGAATAATAAGAAGACTCACTTATTTAATAACTTTGTGGTTTTTGGGTAGGGCCGAGACTAAAGAGGATTTCTCTTTATTTGACAAAAATTATATTAGTGAAAACGAAGAAGAAAACATCATAGATAAAACTGAAGAGAATAAAAACATAGAAAGTGCTTCTTCAAGTCAACCGACTCCTCCTAACGAAGCAGATAATGTAATAGAAAAAATACAAGTTAGTTGATAAAATGTGGATAAAAGCTATGAATTAGGCATACTGTATAGCAATATATGCGATGGCTTTACTGGTGTTTTATTAAAAAACAAAAATAAAATTTTTTTCAAACACCCTACCGTAGCAGAACATTTTAAGAATTATTCAAACTACGAATTCTTTTTAAAAGAAGGGTCTAAAAAGGGCTTAGTTTCTGAAAAAGAAAAAATAGAAGAGGCTATTTCAAATAGCTGGTGGAGTTTAGAGTATGAATCTAAAATAGATTTATTGATTAAAACAATTAATAACTTAAAAATTACAAAAGATAAACTTCTTTATCCTTCTCAAAAAAAATCTATAGATGAGCAGATAGAAAAAAATAACTCTATTTTAATATCTTATAATAAACAAAGAAGAGAGCTTATAGGTTTTTGTTTAGAAGAATATGCAAATAACAAATTAACAGAAGAATTATTGATAGAATATACATTTGAAGATTCTAAATTTACGAATAAATATTTTAAAGATAAAAATGATTATTATGATTTAACAGATAATGACGCTGAAGAAATACGTAATGCTTATTTTAATTATACTGATATATTCAATAGCCAATCTTTAAAGAAAGTCGGGGCTAGTGGGTTTTTTCAAAATTTAATGTTTTTAAGCGAAGATGCTTTAAATTTTTGGGGTATTGCAGCTTCTAAATGTACAAAATATCAGATAGATTTGTTAATGTATGGGAAAATGTTTAAGAATTTTATCAAAATGCAGTCAGAAACTGGAAAACAAATAAGCGACGATATTTTAAATGATTCTGATAAATTAGTAGAATGGTTTGATAATTATAATTCCTCCCCTAGTAAAGGAAATAAATTTATAAAAAAATCTAATAAAACTAATACTAAAAATGCTGTTGGTAGTTACGTTGGAGCTTCACAACAAGACTTAAAAGAAATGGGTGTGAAAGTTGAAAAAATAAAAGGTAAAAGTTTATTAGAAATGGCTAAGGAAAGCGGCGGGATTATAGAAAAGTCTGATTATTTGAATGTTCGAGAAAATAATTGAAGTGTAAATAATTATATAGGAAAAAGGTATGCCAGCTTCAATTGATTTAGATATTGGTGGGAATACAAAACGCTTAGATCGTGATATACGAAAAAGCGTTAATAAGGTTTTTGAAATTGACTTAAAAACTAAAGGCGAGCAGCCTTTGGGTCGTATAACTGGAAAAATTAATGAATTTAACAAATCATTAGATGCTTCTAACGCAAGAGTTATAGCCTTCGGCGCAAGTGCGGGTATTATTTTTGGTATTGAGAAAGCTTTTCAATCTTTAGTCTCATCTACTATTGAAGTTCAAAAATCTTTACAAGATATAAATGTAATTTTAAATGCATCATCTACTGAATTAAATAAATTTGGAGCAGATTTATTTAATATTGCTAAAAATACGGGTCAATCTTTTGAAGCTGTAGCAAAAGCTGCTACGGAATTTTCAAGACAGGGTTTAGGGATATCAGAAACTTTAAAAAGAACAAATGAAGCTTTAATATTGTCTAGATTGAGCGGTCTAGATGCTGCTAAAAGCGTCGAGGCTTTAACAGCAGCAGTAAATTCTTTCGCCTCAGAAGCCGTAACTGCAACTGAAATAGTCAATAAATTCGCAAATGTTGACGCAGCTTTCGCGGTGAGTTCAGCTGATTTAGCTGACGCTATTAGCCGTGTAGGTAGCAGCGCTGCTCAATCAGGAGTTAGTTTAAATGAATTAATCGCAATTGTTACAGCCGCTCAACAAACTACGGCTAGAGGTGGAGCTGTTATTGGTAACTCCTTTAAAACTATTTTTACAAGATTACAAAGAACAAAAGTAGTAGACCTTTTAGAAGGATTGGGGATTTCGACTACAGATGGAACAGGTCAATTGAAATCAACAATAGCATTACTCCAAGACTTAGGGTCGGTTTATGATAAGTTAGGTACGCTTCAGCAGGCGGAAGTTGCTGAAAAAGTTGGCGGAGTGTTCCAAATAAATATTTTGAAGTCTGCTCTTGCAGATTTAGGTAAAGAATTTTCTATATATAATAATGCTTTAAAAGTTGCTGAATCGACAACTGATCAAGCTATAAGAAGAAATGAAGAATTAAATAAAACCTACGCAGCTCAATTGAATGCTTTAAGAGAGAATGCTGTGCAATTAGCTGCTGCAGCAGGGGAAAGAGTAATTGGACCATCGTTTGAAAGAGTGGTAGGCGGGGGTAATTTGATATTAGAAAATTTAAACAATGTAGATAGTGAAGGATTCGGCGCTAAACTAGGTACTGGTATTTTAGACGGTATAGGTAAAATATTAGCTGGTCCAGGAATTGCTTTAATAGGAGGTGTTCTTGCTAAATTATTTAAGGATTTTTCTAAATTTGCAATAGGCAGTTCTAAGGAACTTCTGGGTCTAAATAATGCTGCGAAACAACAAGCTGATTTACAAAAAAGTATAACGAGTATTCTTAGTCAAAATCCACAGTTGCTTCAGTTAATGCAGCAAGGTACTCAGGGTGTAGCTAAGGCAACTGAACAACTATTGGCTAGTTTAAGAGCACAAACAACTGAATTACAAAAACAGGATATATTAACGGCTAAAATTGCTTCTCAATTATTTAATAGAGGCGTAAGAGTTTCAGAGGGAATTCCTAACGCACCGACTCCTAAAACTAGGGCGGATGGTTATATACCTGCTTTTAAAAAAGAACAAAAAGATATACAGAAAAGAGTTGGGGGCGCAAAGCCTAGTGATAAACCAATTGGCCCATTCAATATAAATGGAGAACCAACTGTAATAAATACAGGAGAGAGGCTTGTAGAAAATTTTGGAGGAAGCAAAGAAACGGCAATTCTTACTCGCGAAATGCAAAAGGGACTCTCAATGGCTTTGGGTTATATACCTAATTTTGCTGTAAATCCAAAAACTGAACTTTATAATTTAGAAAGAAAGAAAACCCTCACTGATCAAGAAAAACAAAGATTAAGTCAGTTAAAATATCAAATTGGTAAAACTCAGGATAATAAAGTTGCCTCGCCTCCAATCGACTTGGGCTCTACAGATAGATTAAGTCTAATCTATGGTAAACAAACGAATTCTTATAAGAAAATAGAGGCTTCTTGGAAAGATAAAGACGGGCAATTTGGGGCAAGAGGGCAAATATATAAAGCGCGTTTTAATTCAAGTGGATTTAATCCAAAAGAAGCTATCGAGCCAGAAGATCAGGATCTTGCTAGAGGAATTGGCGATTATATTGTTGATTATACAAATCGCTATGTAAGTTTTTTTGGAAATAAATCTTCGCTAGCAAGAATTAAAGATGTTTCGGAATTATCAAATCTTGGTTCGCTTCCTAGTATAGCTGGAACTGTATTTGAAACAGCTGTCACAAAAGGAACTAATTCCGTTATGGCTCAATCATCTAGAGAGGGCGGGGCTAGTGCTGTTATAGATTTTATTAACCCAAACCAAGAATTAAGGTCATTATTTAATAATACACCTGGGGACTATGAAGCAAAAATTTCCGAGTCTTTAGCTCCTGATGTTATACGCAAAGGATTGAAAGAGAATATTTTTAGAGTTCCAAAAATGAAGTCGCGCTCTAAAGGTTTTATTCCAAATTTTTCAAATGCCTTAAAAGATGCTATAATTAGAGAGACTAATGAGTCAGGATTACCAAATAATAAAATTTATGTAGCTAATAATAAAGATTTAGTATCAAAATCTAACCCTTTTGGTTTGGGCGTTTTTAATAGTAGAGACGAGGGGACTAAATCAAAAGAAAATAAAGCTGTAAAAAGCAAGTCTACTGGATATATTCCTAACTTTGCAGAGCAGGCTGATTTTGGATCTATAGGTGCTGTTTTAACTCAGTTAGCTTTACTTTCGATTGGATTTAGAAGTTTTAATTCTGAGTTTAATTCTGAAATCGACAAAATAAGGTCTTCTATTTCGATAAGAAAAGAAGAGTTATCCTCTCTAGATAAGAATAGTAAACAATTCAGAAAACTTGAAGCTCAAATATCTAAATCAGAAACTTCTTTAGGGAAGTTAGAAAAAATAGCCGGGTCTTCCGGTGTGGCAGGGACTTTTAAAAGAATTTTTTCTGGAGCTGGAATTAAAGCTGGCTTGTCTTCTGGTGGCGCATTAGGTTTAACTTCAGCTCCTATTATAGCTGAAACAATTGCTAATTCTATAGGTAGAAATAATCCAGAAGATAGAAGAACTGGTGCAGCTGTAAGTGCTCTCGGGCAAACCGCATCTTTTGCAGGAGCGGGATTTTTAGTAGGAGGACCTATCGGAGCCGCTGTAGGCGGTGTGGCTGGTGGTTTATTATCGCTAGGCCCATTATTAGATGAATTAAATTCTAATTTTCCAGAACTCTCTTCAGCAGCAGAAAAATCAAGAGAAAGTCTTCAGAATTTTTCCGACAGTTCTTCTAAATTTTTAACTGCATCTGAAAATTACCAAAAACTTCTTGAAGATGGCGCTGATTTAGATACTGTAAATAAAGCTAGAAAAGCTTTAAATGAATCTTTGAATGGTGTTTCAGAAGAAGAAAAAAAATCAATTCTAAGTTCCAAAAGTTTATCTGAAGCTAGAGAAAAAATAGCTAAAATACTTCAAAATAAACAAGTTGTAACTGAATTTACTTCTAATTTACAGGATGTAGGAAAAATACTTGGGCAGGAGAGATCAAACGCTAATATTAGAAATGTGAGTGGCGGTTTATTCGGATCAGGATTATTAGAAAATGATTCTAAAGAATTAGAAAAATTAAATAAAACATTGCAATCAATATTTTTTCAAGGATTAGATGAGAGGTCTGGTCTTGGTAAGATTAACGCTGTTGGTGGTGGGCAAGGATTTAGTTCGAATATTAATTCATCGCAAGATTTCGCGGAAGCTTTTGCTTCTGGATTGCCAGACACAGAAGAAGTTAGAAGTTTAAAAAACGAATTAGCAACAATACCTTTCGACTCTTTATCTGTAATCGTAAAAACTTTTGCTGCTGGATTAGATAATTCTAAAAAATCTTTTGAAGATTCTATTACAGCTCAAAAAAATTATGATGATTCTATTCGAAATTTATCTAAGAGCAGGGCTTTTGAAAATCAATTATTAGAAAAAACAAAAGATTCTATTCGAAAAAATATTGAAATAACACAAGCTTATATTTCTAGTATAGAACAATCTAAATTAGCTTTACAACAATTTAGTCAAAATAGAATAATTGAACAGAATTTTTCTAATAAAAGAGAGGCTGCTTCTCAAATAACTGGCGAGGGTTCTAGAATTGCAACTCAATACCAGATTGCGGAAGATATATTAAAAAATAGCAATGATAGAATTAATTCTATTCAAAATAGAAATCTTGATTTTCAAAATCAAGTCTCAACTTTATTAGGGTCTGCTTTTGAAGATGTTAGAAAAAAAATAATAGACCAGGCTTCGGGTGAAAATTTATCTCCCAAACAAATTAGTACTAACCGTCTTCAGTTAGAAAGTCAGAACTTGAAATTAGAATCAAGTTTTAAAAATTCTAACACTTTGCTTGGAAAAGCTTTAGGAGAACAAATAGATACTCAAAATTTACTTAGAGGTTTAAAAACTTATTTGATTTCTGCTGGTGTAGAAAATGTAAACTCAATTTTAACAAATATTGAAATATTGGCTGAAAAAACAAATAATGAATTAATCAGCATTAACCAACAAGAAAAACTTGCTAACAAAAGTTTAGCTGATAGAGCTACTCAAAATTTAGTTTTAAAAACACTTCAATCGGCGACTGGTATTTTTGGAGGTGCTGAAAGTTTTTTATCTCCTCAAAAAGACGAATTTGGTAATGAAATAACCCCTTTAAAATCTTTAGATTCATTTGTAAATGAAATCAAAGGCATAGAATCTAAAAGTGCTTTTAGATATAACAATAAAGAATCTGTAAATGCTAGAGTTGCAGATATTCCTGATTTGGGAAGAAATTATTTATCTCTTATAAAGACATTGCAAACATTATCGGGAGGCCTATATGAGGTAGATCCACAATCTGATTCTTACCAAAAAGCCATGGCGGGATTGACTCAAGATATTTCAAATAAAATAAAAGAATTTGAAAAAGCCTTGCGGGATGATGCTATTTCTAGACAGAATACTGGAAGAGCTATTTTACCAGATGATGTTAGACAAGAGTATAGATCTTTTGTTGATGCTTTAAAACAATTCAATCCCAAAGAGATCGCCGCTTTACAAATGGGACAAGCTACTGGTCAAATAGATAGCTCTGTTTTTAACTCAATTTTCAGTAAAATTTATAAAAACTCTATCGGTCAAATAGAAAAAATAAATTTACAAGTTGCAGAAGCAATAAAATCCGGTTTATCTATATCTGATGATCCGCTAGTAAATCAAGCGTCACTTCAAACTCAAATACAGACTCAGCAATTTGGAGTTCTTCAAAATATAGATAAATCTATTATTTCTTTAGCTCAAATAATGTCTCAAAGAGCAGGATCTGAAAATAATTTACAACCATATTCTCCACCTAAAGGCCCAGTTAAAAACAAAGCGTCAGGGTATATACCTGCATTTAAAAATGAAACTTCTGCTATTAATAAAGGCATTGGTGGGGCATTGCCTTCAGATTATCCTGTTTTTTTAAATGACCTTAACGGAAAACCCGCCATGATTAATAGTGGTGAGAAATTAATTAAAAATTTTGGAGGAACGAGAAAAACAGCAGTCCTTACAAGGGATATGCAAAAAGCGTTTAATTTTGCGAAAGGGCTTATACCTAATTTTGCTAGGATTCCTAAAGATCCTGGATTTGAAAAAACAATTCGTCAATTAGTTGAGTCAGGAACTTTTAATACATTAGAAGACTCCGCCGCATTTTTAGAAGGGATTTTTGAGATGGATAAACAGGCTGGAACAAATAGCACTCCAGCTGAAATATACAAAAAAGCTATACAAGAAGCAGAGGGTGTATCTAAAGTAAATAAGAATCTTGCTTTAGAGCAGTCAATGGACACTAAGGCAGATAAATTAAAAAGAATGGTTGATTTTGGTACTCCGGAAGAGCAGGCAGTCGCTAGAAAAAAATTAGCAAAAATAAATCCAGAAAAAATTGCCCCTATTGATAAACCAATATCACAACTTGAATCAGATAGCGTTAAAAAGGGTATCGCAGATGCGGAAAAACCCAAACCTGAGACTAAAAAAGTACCGACCCCTAAACCAGAAGACCCTATAAAAAAAGCAGAAAGAGAAGCTTTGGAGTTTTTAGATAGAAATAAAAAAAATACAACCACTCCTGGAAAAGTAGGTTCTAGAGGAAGAACGGGAGGTATTTCTCAAAAAAGCCAATTATATAACTGGTTGAAATCAAAAGGTTACTCAGATGATTTAGCAAAAAAAACTGTAGAGCAAGCTTTCCAAAATAAAGCGGCGTCGAAAGCTACTAGCAAAGTTGTAGAAGAAGCAGCTGAAGCTACTACAAAATCTGCAGCAAAAACAGCTGGAAAAGCTGGGGGCAAAGGATTGGGAAAAGCCATATTAAAAAAGATACCTATAATTGGTATTGGTGCTGGTATTGGTTTCGGTATTTCGCGTGCTATGGAGGGTGATTTCGCAGGCGCAGGTTTAGAAGTTGTTTCTGGAGTAGCAGGAAGTTTTCCTGGCATTGGAACTGGTATTTCTGCAGCTATAGATACTGGTTTAACGGTTAGAGATATTGCTTCTTCTACTACTGAAAATCCTGAGTCAGTTGTCAATAATAATGCAGCAATGCCTGCGATAATTACAGCAAATCAAAACCAACCCGCTCCTGCTTCTGTTATTCCCACTCCTGCTTCTAAACCGGTATCCTCTGCTAAAAATACGGTTTCTCAACCTAGCTCTAGCAGTGATACTAAAAAAACTAAACCAACAATACCAGAAAATATTTATCGTATAATAGAAAATGCAAACAGATCGGAAGATGCTGGAAAAGTTGGGGAAGCAAGAAAACAGTATGAATTAGCTAAAAAACAACTTGAGGAGTATAGTGGTACTCAAATACCAAAAGAAATAGCCGATTTTTCTTCTACGGTTTTAAACGAAATAAAAGAGTCTCAATCGAGAATGAAGCAAAAAGCTGTTGGAGAAATAGATACAAAAACTTCTAGACCAAAATCTGTTGTAGAGGGACTTTACCCATCAGAACAATTCTCTGAAGATGAAATGGCCTCTTTTATTAGAAATATACAAGATTCTTTAACTGAAATTAAAAAAAGTGAATTTCAGGACAAAAGCTATAGCGAAGCTAGAAATAAAATTAAATCATTAAAACAAACTTTAGAAAAGTATGGTTCGGAAGATAGTTCGTATAAATTAACTCCTGCTGGTAAGCGTTGGTTAACAGAAGGTTTGTATGCTACACAGGTAATTTCTGATAGGGTTCGTCAAAAATCTACAGGGATTTTAGATCCAGACGCAACGAATCCTTTACCAAAAGAAGAGGAGTCAAAAGCGCCAGTTTTGGAAAGAAAGCCTTCTGAAAAGGTTGCGTCTTTATTAAATACTAAAAGCGATACTTCTTCAAATGCTGACCCTGTTAGATCGGTAATAGAATCTACTCAAAAAGAAAACGCTTATTCTGATGAAACGGCGAAAGCAGAAGTTTTAGAATTAAATACTGCTTATGAAGATGCTATAAAAAACGCAAAAACATCTGAAGAAAAAATGGCTCTTGCTAAAAAATTAATGGAATACAAAACAATGTATTCTAGACAGCAGTATTCGAAATTAAGAACTGTATACAACTCGCATAAAAAAACTGATTCTTACTCAAAAGGTTTTATTCCTAACTTTTTTGAAAAAAATCCTCTTAATGATTCAATTCAAAGAGAAGTTGCTAGCTTGGTTTCTATGGGTGCTTCTCCCAGTGAAGCATTGAATTCTGTTAGAGTAGGGAGTTCTGGTTTATTAAAAAGTGCGACAAATCCACTTGGATTAGGAGTCTTTAATAAATTACAAGGGCAAAATTCTTTATCCCAAGCTTTTAGAGACCATGCTGGAGAAAATTTAAAAATGTCAGGTATGAATTTTGAAAAAAGAGTCCCGAATTTTTCTAATTTAGATTCTGGATTAAATAATATTGTAAGCGCTTTTGATAGTCTATCCGAAAATAATATTCCTAATAATAATATTTCAATTATGTTAGAAAGTTTAAATTCGGCTATAGAAAAGCTTACTGGTGCTGCGAGTAATTTTGTTCCTAATTTTGCTGCTGGCATGACTTCTAATGTAAAAGCGGATATAAATGCTCCTGTAAATTTAAATATAACTTCGGCTCAACAAGACCCAAGAGAGGTTATTTTATCTATGCTTCCAGAGATAAATGATCAAATAGGAAATAATGTAAAAAGAGCTTTAGGAAAAAAAGTACCTCCATCTTTAGCTAGAATTTAAGATGATATTTAATAATATACAGCTTCTTGGTTATAACCATCAAAATTCTTTTTTGGGAGAAAAGTCTTTTTACTACTCTATAGTAAAACAAATTTCTATTCGTGGCTATATTTTAGATCTGTTGAACGATAATGGCGTTAAAAACGTTTTTGAGGGAGTTCAAGAAATTAAATCTTTAGCGAGGAATTTTCAGGAAGTTACTATAAATGGCGTCAGTTTTGGGAAAGGTAAAATTAAATCTTTATCTTTCGACGAAGGTAACTGGGTAAAAAATACAGAATTTCAAGCAGAAATAGAAATTTTAGATGAAGTATCGATCACTGATCTTGGTCCGGAATTTAATGGTGTTAATTTAAACAATAAAAATTTACATTTAATAAAAAATTTTAATGAAACATTTACTCTTGATTTTGATGCAGATAGTTCTATTTTAGGGGGAGATCATAATATACAAATTGAATTTGAGTCTAACGACGTTAATTTGAATTTAATTTCTTTTGCTCAACAGCTAGCTTTAGAATTATTAAAGACTTTACCTTCTAATTTAAAAGAGGGTAATTATAATACAAGACCAGAAAATTCTTATTCTGTATTAAAAAGTGAATCTTATGATTTAATAAATAGTTCGTGCGGATTTTCTAAGAAATTTTCTTACCAGAATAACAATAATTTAGATAAACCTTTCTCAATAAATAGAAATATAAGCATCCGTTTAGACTCAGAGGGCAGAGTTGCTGTTAAAGAGGATGCTTCGATAAAAGCCGAATCTAATTCCCCGTCTTTATATGAGTGCGCTCTTTTGGGTTTGAATGATCCAGTAGAAGGTATAAATAATTCTTTTAATAGATGCAATCTTGTTTTTAATAGATATAAAACATCAAATAGATTTAATATAGAAAACTCCGAATTGATTAGCTCTGGACCTTCTCAAAAAAGCATTGTTATAAACAAATTTGATGGAACTATAAATTATAGTGTAGAGTACGATAACGATGAAAAAAGAAAAAATGCTAATTTTATTTTTGAAAATACTTTAATAATACAAAGAGACGCAGATTGGATTTGGAAAGTAATAGAAAATGGAACTATAGAGGGGGTAGGAGTAAAATATAATTTAGTTCAAAACGATAAGTACAAAAAAGCCGAAAACGCCTGGAATACGAAAAAAAATGAAATAACTAATAATACTCTTTCTATTTGGAATACATACGTTTCTTCTGCCGACAAAGCTTCTTCGTCTTTAAAATTAGTTAATAAAAATGTAGTAAAAAAACCTGCTGAAGGGCAAATTACATATAGTTATGAATATTCAGATGACCCGAGAATAAACTTAAATAGCGATATACGAAGAATTAATATAGAATATTCGAAAACAGACGCTTTATCTTTTACTAAAGAATTTATTATTCCGAATAGATCTTATACATTTATACAAAACCAAGGTTTCACAAAACAAGGTTCGGCTACTTTGAGTGCTTCTGCGGAAATAGCTTTATTAAGTCAAAACCAAATATTTAATGGATTTCAGTATATAAATGCTTTGAAACAAAGATTGTCTTCTTTTGTATCTCAAATTCCCTCAAGCCAAAAATATATAGAAGAAGTTTCTTTTAACTCTAATGAAATAGAGCAAACTGCTTCGTACAGTATAACTTACAAACATTCTTAGTTATGAGCGAGTCTAATATTAAAATATTATATAATAATCAAGATTTGTTTAAAGATATTGCACCAATCCCATTTATTTCTTCAGAACAAAATTTTATCGATTATAAAAATACTTGGAACCAAGTTACTAATCTAAAAATGCAAGGACAGATAACTGGAAGATATTTGGGAGAAACTTCTTTTTTTGAATTAAATAGATCTCTCAATATATTAAAAGAAAGGCTTTCTTCTAATTTTAAAGAATTAGAGATAAAACAAGATAATGATATTTTATTTAAAGCTGAAAGAGCTATATTTGATTCGTTAAGTATTCCGGAGGATAAATGGTACGGAGTAATACCATTCGAGATAAATTTTACAGTATATGAGCCAAGTTTATTTAATAATTATTATGGAATAATAGAACCACAAGAAAATTTAGAATTTAAAGAAGAAGACTTTGGAATAGCTTCTGTAACCCATTCTTTATCAGCAAAAGGCTTAAAAATAAATAATAAGTCTCCATTAGAAAATGCGAAAGAGTGGGTTGTTTCTCGAAAAGACAATTTTAATAAAATTAATCCGATTTTAATTGACCCGAACGGTTCTGATTATTTACTTGATTCTGTTAAAGAAGAAATCAATCGGATAGAGGGATTTTATTCTTGGGAGGGCGTTTATCAAAAAACGAGATCAATTGAAAGCCCTAAAAATTGTTTTTTAAATTATTCTATAGATATTTCCTCTGGAGTTAATGATGGTTACGTAGTCACTAATATAGAAGGTTCTCTAACAAAGAATACTCTTCCTGTCTTAAGAGAGGAATTAGATAAGATAAATTTTTATAATATTGCTAATTCTAATACTGTTTCTTCGGTAGGAGTAATTTTAAATTCAAAACCAATAGAGAATTCGGTTACAGAATTCGAGTATGAAAATAAAATTTCATTTAACTATACTTTTAATAATGATTATTCTTCGGATGTAGTTAACAACTATTCGGTAGATATTTCTAGTGATAATATTAAAAATATTACCACAGTAACATTAAATACTGAAATATTTGCAAAATATGGCGACACAAAAACTAAATGGGAAAAAGTAAAAAATTTTTACAAAAATTCTTTTGATCCTTTTTCTTTAGCTAATGCAGAATATAGAAAAGAAATTTCTAATAGAGTTTTATATAATAAAAAATTAAACGAATCTGCGACTTTTGATGAATTTAATGCTAGAATTAATTTTAGTGCAACTTGGGATGACAAATATCAGCATTTTTCGGATAAAATCTTGAGCTTGCAGTCTACTGTTAATTTAAAACCATCAGTTAAAATATATGTACCTAATGCTTCGGCGGTTACACCTGGAGATCATAATGTTCAAGATCTTGGCACTGCGAGAAGAGCTAGAGCTGATTTTGATGTTACTGCAATAGCTAAACCAAATTCTAGTATGCAAGAAGCTTTATCGGCGGCTCAAAGTGAATTAGGACGTATAAAAAGTAATTATGGAGTAGGTAGAGGCGTTCTTGAAAATAATAACGAAACAATTAATCCTGATTTAAAAAGTGTAAATTTAAAAGAAAGCTGGTTATTTGAAGGTCCTATATCATCATGATTAATTATACTGGTATTAAATTTTATTTAAATCTTCTAGGAGAACCTATCCAGAAAAATATTGTTGGTTTTGATTTTTCGAGCGGCAGCTTTAACGGGGGTTTGCTTTACCCCGACTTTTCGTCGAATTTCGCATTAACGGGATTGGTTTTTAATGAATCAGTTTTTGTTAATAACAAGCCTGGTTTTTTTGATAAAAATAATTATATTTATTTTAATTCTAATATTGATTATCAAAAAGATAATTATCTATTTTTAATATCTTATGAAAAATTTGATTCAAAAGATAGTATCTTATTTTCAAGCGTGGATGAAGTTAACGATGAAGCTAGAGGTTTTTTTGTTGGTGTTAATTCTGCTAATAAGCTTTATTATAAATATAATAATGGAGTTGAAGGGGTTTTCACTTTTACTTTTGATGAAATTTTGTCTGATAAAAATTTAATCATGGTTGGTAAGGATGGGTCCAATATTTCTATTGGGAGGTTTGATAATAATACTTTTAATTTTGAAACGAGGGATTTTGAAATATTCAATAATTCAATAATTAATGCTAACAAATTATTTATAGGCGGATCTCCTGTTAGGAATTTTATTCAAAATGATGTGGATAATTTATATGGTTTGATTGATCGTTTTTATTATTTTGAAGATATACCGTCAATTTATGCAAATGATCTTGCCTTAGGATTATATTCTTCTCCAAGAGAAGTTCAAGGTTTTTCTAGAGAAATTTGTTATACTACTGGGTATTTTATAGATTCAGGCTTTTCTTATACGGGAATTACGGGTTACCAGCTAATTGAAAATGTTATATATGAAAATCAAATTACTGGGGTTACCTCGATAGAAACAGGAATTTTATATTACACAAGAACAGGTAAAAGAGAAGATTTAGTAGGTTATTTTTTAGATAGTTGCAATATCGAAAGACCCATTTATGAAACAGTTTATTTATCTGGTTTTAGAGAGGTTAGATTTACTACTGAGATCGCTTTAACTGGGCTTGTGCCAAGATTTGAATATGAGAATATAGAAATTACGGGCACAATAACGGGTTCCGAAAAAATTTTTATAACTGAAGACGTTTGCGATTCATTTACTGTCGTTACTGGTGATTTAAATTATTCAATTGACACAGATTATTTAAAGTCTCTTTCATTTTCTGAGGTGTCTTTATATTTTAATACAGAAGAAACAAGCGAGAATTTAATAGAAATCTATAAAGAAAATTACAAGGCTAATCGTAAATATTTTAACATTCCTGCTTTGTATGATTCTGTTCGAGGAAAACATTTTTTAAATAGGAATTATAAAAATAGCGATATTTTACTGTTTGCAAATGGTCAATTGCTAATTGATGGGGGTTATTCTGGAAAAAAAATTGGCTATGAAGAATTAATAGGCCCTCTTTTTGATTATTATTTAACTGGGCGGAATATAGAGACGGAAAAATTTTTTACAGAGAATGATGTTTTGACAGTAGATAATATAACTGGGAATTACAGTATATATTTAATTGGTAGTATTTTCAGCGGTATGTCTATTTCAGATGCGAGTTTTGACAATAGCTTTGTTTTTTTAAACGGACAAAAATTAATTAGTGGAAAAGATTATGAATTGCCTAATTTTTTAAATTTTGACTTAATTTCTTCTAGACTAAATTTACTTTATGTAAAAAATTTAAATTCAGACTTTTCTTATACCTTTGATTCTCGTTCTACAGTAGAATTAGATTCTAATTTTAACAACTATTGTACCCATGTTTATTTAAATGGTATCAAACAAACTATCGATAAAGATTATATAGAAAATTCTAAATTTGATAGAATTTCAGGATCGTTCAGCTTCGGTAAAAATTTAGATTTGATCTATGACAATACGGACGATTTTTTCTTTGTATATAGATAAATTGTTTTTTATATACTAGTTTAGTGTAAAATAATTCGGTAAAAGGTATGTCTTCATTTCAAAAAATTCCAAATATTAGTGGTCCATCTTATGGTGGAGTGATTTATGGATTATCATTAAAAACAAACTATTCCGCTGAGCCTAGCGTTTTAACATTAAACATAGTTAGTTCTTCTGGATCATATAATATAAGCTCTGGTTCTCTAAATAAGGCCGTATCAGTTAGAATGGGTTCTTTTACTTTTAATGGAATTGTCTGGTCTTATAATATTACAAAAACAGCAGAACAATCTTTGTTAGAAGTTGAAATAATAGATAATAGTATTATACTTGATAGACATTATGTTGTTTTATGGAAAAGAGGTTTATTGGGCGTAAATGGATCTGAAATATCTAAAACAAAAAAATTCGATTTTTCTAAAGAAAAAACTATTCTTCCTATTTTGAAGAGTAATGGTTCTTGGGGGTATTATTTAGATTGGATGGAGCGATCTTTAGGATCTCACTCTATAACAAGAAAATGTAAAAAAGGCTCTGCCGTTAAAGGAGGCGCTATATTGGTAGGTACAGAACAATTTAGAGACTCAGAATGTGAAATCCCGACCACTGATTATAATTTTTCAGAATTAAAACAAGCTTGTCCTATAAGTTTAAATATGCCGGATAAAAATTCTAAATATAGAACCACTCATTCCGGTACGCTGAGAGAAGTTTTACAAAATTGGTGCGCAGATTTTGGTTATGATTTTTATTGGGATTATTCGTCGGGAGGGAATAACGGTCTAAAATTTTTTGAAGCTTCTGCCGGTATATCAAGCGTTCCATCGTCTAATGCTTCTAATTTAATTTCTGTTTCGGAAGGTGCTTCTATGGAAGGTACTTATAGACAATTTGCTATTTCTTATAGCGCAAAACCAAAAGAAGCTCCTACTGCTGTAGATGGAGAGTATTCAGAAATAGTAACTTCTTCTGTTAATCCATATCCATTAAATTATTATTTAAATAAGAATGGTACAAGAAAATCACTAGACGCGGAGGGCGGTACTTTTGGAGACGGAAGAAGTCGAAGCGAGTTTGTAATTTGCGGGATGTTAGGTTTGATTAGTGATTCTTTAAGAGATATTTATGCTTTTGAAAAGAAATGGTGGAGAATTATGGGTTACAAAATAACTGATAAAGGCGAAACCGTAGATATTAAAAAAATTATAAATTTTTTAATAAAAACTGGCGGTTATGAAGAAGCTATTCAAGCCTTGCAAGATCTAGATGAAGAGGGTTTGCCTAGTTTTACTGCTGCATATGTAAGTCATGACGAAGGAATTTTAGCTACATGGAGAGATCTTGAAAAAACTAATATGTCGAATTTCGGTCGCCATTATAAAGTCCCAGGTACGAATAGATCTTATTATTTTTGTAACAGCGATGTTTTAGTACAATCTGAAGTTAGCGTAGAACCTCAAGGCTCTTATTTAGAAGATCAAACTGATGAATTTTCAGCATCCAATTTGTTGGAAAGAAATGGAACTTTCTCTCATGATCCAAGTTCTATTTTAGAAGAATTGGGTTTATCTGAATTAACTCGAGAGTTAAGAGCTTGTAGTCCTATTCACATTGAGTTAGTCGAGTCTGGTTTAATAGGGTATTTAATTGAAGCAGAGCTTTTAACAAAAGAACTTTCTAAAAAAGTAAACACTTTAGTTATTTACCCGAATTCTGATTTTGTCAAAAAAAATCTTGGTTTAAAAGTAACATACATTAGCGGTCAAAATGATTTAGAATCCACTATCGACGATGTTTCTGAATATAATCAAAACGCCCCTAAACAATGCGACGCAATAGAAGACTCTAAAAATAAACCATGCTTATCTGCGGAAGACGAGGCTAGAAAATATTTGATGGATAAGCTTCAACCGGAAAAGAACGAAGACCCAAAAGAACCTATTTCTGGGCTTGTTCAAAAAATGGCAGAAGGTATCAGTATATCTTTAAAAGATGCGAAATCAAATATAAGATTTTTAGCCCCTAGTAAAAGTCAGTATCAATTTGTGACAAGATTCACTAGTTCTATACAAAAATTATTGAATGATGATAGTAATAAAGAAATACTTAACTCTACAGGATCAGTTGGTAATGCAAAAGACGTTGCTAGAATAAATGTTTCTATAGATAATATGACTGATGCGGAATTTGATTCTTGGGGGGCGAAACGCTCTGATTTACCCACTGCAGTTGCTTCTTCTGTTACCTCTCCGATGGAGAGGTCTTCTTTTATTTTTGCTGGAGAACCAGATGGATTAGATTTATCTCCCTCTAGCGGTCTTTCTTCAATGGAAATTTCTTTAGGAGAAGATGGTTTTAAAACTAGTGTCGAATTCGCCTCTAAGCCTCCAAAGCCGCCAAACCCAGAAGTCATTTTGAGGAAAGTTTCTTCTGATATAAAAAGAGTGGGTTATTAAAAATGCAAATAGATTCTGGTGTATTATATAGAAGCATACCGGGAAGTAACGAGCTTACTTTTCTTTTTGAAGCTTCATTTGGCAATGTCACCGGGATTAGTAATATTGGTTTTTCTAAAAATTCGGAATTAGAAACTATTATATTTAAATTCGAGAGTGGAAAAATTTTTGATTATGACCAGAACCATGTTTGGTCTTATAATCCTAATGAAATTATTTCTATTTCAGGAAATTTAGGAAATGATTTCTTAAATTATTTTATTCAGGGTACTCCAGTTTGTTTATATACGCCTTTCCGAGGTGATTATTACAATAATTTTTTAATTGAAACAGATAGAACTCCAATTGACTTCGATTTAACTATTCAAGGATTGAAACCTTCTTATTCTATAAATTTTCCGTATAAAATTCCTGTAGGGCAAGATGTTACCGGTTATATCTCAAACCTATCAGAGGAATCAAATAAAACTTTTAAGATTTTTTCCGGAGATTTATTCAATGCTGGTGGTATTTTTGGAATTAAAAATGAAATATATCCAGAATTAGTGAATGGTTTATCTAGCGGTAATATAATTTTAGATTTTATTTTTGGAACAGGGAGATTGGCTGGCTTGGCTGGAACAGTTGTTAGACCAAGATTATTTTTAAGAACTAATTTCGGCAATATTTCTCAAGATTTTGAGATGCAATTTACTAAAGATCCAATTTATTATTTGGAATTTTTAGCTGGTTTCACTGGATTAACTTTTATAGATAATAATAATACTTCTGGTTACTTTTATAATTACGAATTAAGATCTATAATACCTAAACCTGAGACAGTTAGTTTTTCTGTCTATCCTATTTATGGTAATACTGGAGAAGTAATTTTAGATTATTATGAAGCGACCGGCTTCGCTAGCGGTTCTTTTAGTGGTTTTGTTTATGGTTTTGATTATTTATCAGGTAATTTAAAGGGCGATGGTAAAAGTTCTAATTCAAACTTCTATGGCGTTCCTGCTACAGGAAGTTTTGATAATATAATTCAAAATAGACTTTTTTATGCTACCGGTAATATAAATTACGAATATGATTTGCCGTTTTATGGGGGATTTGCAGTGGGATTCCCTTCTAGCGGAACAAAAATAAATGCAGTTTCTTTAGAAGAAGAAGAAGTTAGTTCTTCAGAATTTATATTCAAAAGTAGAAACATTGATTTTTCTTCTGTAACTGCTTTGAGTGGTATTTACAATGATGTCGTAAATACCGGAATTGGTACCGGTTTTTTTAATAAAAATATTTTTTATACTGGTTTTTATTGCTTTAATCTTGATGAAAGATTTTGGAGTCCGCCTTCCTCGGGAGTGCCTAATATTCCTAATATTCAGGAATATGATAAATATGTGTTGGTAGAAAATAAATATATAAGCGGTTTTATTTACTCTGGAGAATCTGGAGTTGCAGATCTAAAAAATAAATTAATATTTTCTGAAAGTTCAACAGGAACGCTTCTAAGGCATGTAATACCGCAATCTTTAACTGGTTCTAATATAACTATTACTGCGTCTGAAAACACTAATTTAGTTCAGAATTTATTTATAGAAAAAGATTTAAGAAACATATCTGATTCTCAATCATGGACGACTTCTGAAAATCAGACAGGATATATCAGAATTGAATTTAAAGATGAATTAAATGTTTCTCCTGTTGCGAAATATTACGAAATAGGACTTGATTATAATTCTTCTTTTTATCCTTTATCAACTTCTTTAAAAGGTTCTCAAAATTTAACTACCTGGGTTACTTTAGATAGTAGGATTTACTCAGATTCTGAATTGAATAATAATTGGTATTCTTCTTCGAAGAAGTATTTTAGAATTAATGACCCCAAACCATTTAAATATTTGCAGTATGAAATTAATGAATCTAAAAAATGGCCTCATAAGAATTATGTTTCTGGATCAGCTCCTTTATTGAACATAGATTCTTTTTACTTATATGATAGTATTGATATAAGCTTACCTGCTAATGTAAATGATTTTATTCCAAATTTAAATTCTTACTCTAATAACGACGGAGAAGTAATTTTTAGTAAAGATTACAACCCTTTTTTAGCTTGGAGAGCTTTTACAAAAAATGAATTAACCGACATGGCCGTTTTATCTAAAGATGGAGCAGAGGAAGATATATTTTTAGGTTATGAAAAAAATAATATTTTTAATAATTATTTGACAGGTTATTATATTGAATTTTTAGAAAATTATAAACCTTCTTTTTTATCCATAGAAGTTAAAAAGCCAAATAGAGAATTTATAGAATATTACCGTAAATCTTCTGATATAGATATAATTGAAAAGGGAAAAATTTATTTACCCACGGGTATTAATTCTTGTAGGTTTGTGTTTAAAGATGTCTCTCCAACTTCTGTTTCAAATTTTTATCCTGTTTTGGGTGAAAAAGATTATGATGGAGTAGATGGTTTCGGAGATATATATTTAAGTTATTTTAATTTAATATTAAATAATTTAATAAAAAATACTTCTAATAGTAGAAAGTATTACGAGCTTAAAATTGGGCCTTGTCATTTTTTTGTACTTGATAGCGATCCTATAACAGGAGGTAATTCTCGTTGTGGACTTATTTCTGAAGGCGCTGGAAAAGGAGAATCAGTGTCTAGTAAACATAACGAAACATATCGATCTATACAAAAAACGTGGTTTAATAACGCAATTTCTAATTCAGAATATCCATTTAAATTTGTGTTATTTAATCATCCGCCATTTACATCTGAATCGTATAATTATGGATATTATGATTTAAATTCTGAAAACGGATGGAATTTAAATTCTGCAGATATTATTTTTAACGGTTTTTCAAAAAATTATGAGAGATTTGAAAAACGACTATTAGAAAAGAAAAAAAATATATATTATATAGTCAATGGGGCAGGAGGCAACGGCTTGCGTAATTTCTCTACTCCTTTAGATGGTTCTGTAAAAAGAATTAAAAGATATGGTTGGACAAAATTAGATATTTATGCAGAAGGTGTAACTGTAGGTTTTATAGATTCAGAAAATAATTCCGAATTAGATTCTTTAGCAATCGGAAATATTTACGGCAATCTTTTATATAGATACGCATTAGTTGGTAATTTTAATTATCTAAATAAAAATTCTAATGATTCTCGTCCTCCAGACTATGACAATCCATTATCAAACAATTTTTATACAAGAAAAACTTATGATTCTATACAATTTTTTAGACCCACCTGTTTTTTTTCAATTGGAAACCAAGGTTTTTTTTAGACAAGAGGTGTAATTATTAATTATATGGAGATAAGTTTATTAAACGACAGAGAAAGTTTAACCGAAGAGTTCGCAGGGTTGATGCGTGAAACATCTCCTAATATTCACGGATTTGGTATTGGTAATAAAATTGTTAGTGGGGTCGAAACGAACGAATTGAGTTTAACTTATTTTGTTCATAAAAAAAGACCCTTAAGTGTTATAGATGACAGAGATTTAATTCCAGAATATGTTTATTTACAAGGACAAAAGCTTAAAACTGATGTGGTAGAAAGAGGGTTTGCCGAATTTTTAGTTACTTGCAATAATTTTGATGCTACTCCTACTCCTTTTAACGTAGCAGAACATAGAAGGGCACATAGGCCTTTGATAGGTGGTATTCATGTCTTGAACATGTATACTAACGCTTTCTTGGACGGCAACGGAGGAACGAATCAAAACCAAATATTTAATAGGTTTGGAGGTACTTTGGGAGGTTTAGTCGTAGATAATGATACAAACACTGTTGTTGGGTTAACAAATGCTCACGTAATAGTGAAAGATTATACTTACGCTCACAATAGAAGCCTCGCTAAAGAAATATACAATATATACGATAACGTTGCTGTTCAAAGATGGACTATACAGGGGAATGTATGGGCAAGTAATGGAACTTTTATTAGCGGTTATGATCAAGTTGTTCTTCAAGATTCAACTAATAGTGTCGTTACAACTGGAACAGCGGTTATCGGTCGTCCCAAAAAATATACTCCTTCAGCCGCCAGTACTCCAACTTGTTATGTGATGAATACTGTGGATGCCGCTATATGTACCTTAGGTAGTAGTTCTTTATTAACGAGCGGAGTATCTAATCTTCAACTCGGTATTTTACCAGCCAATGTTACTAATGTGCCATTTGCAACAACTCAAGAAATTAATAGTTGTTTGAATGCAGTGGCTATCAGTGCTGGAGCAAGAACAGGTCCTAAAAACGAGTCTTGTGGTTTAAAAATAACTAGAGTTGGAGTTACTGTTAGTATTGGTCCTTTAAAAGTTCAATCACAAGGTTCAACAGTAGATCTTTATTATTCTGATCTTATAGAGGTAGACTATGCAGATGGCCAAGGAATGGCAGTTGCTGGAGGAGATTCAGGTTCTTTTCTATTAGCAAAATTTGGTTCTGTCTTTAAAGTAGTCGGGTTGATTTTTGCTGGTACGATTAGTTCAACTCGTGCTATAGGGTATGCCTGTAGAATTGATAATGTCCAAAAAGCTTTGAATATTAGCCAATGGGATGGTAGACCTTTAGGTGTAGACACAATGAAAAAAGGAACTATTGTTGTGGCTCCAAAAGATTTTAAAGGTGATTATTTTGATTTCAATGGTGTTACTTTTTATCAAGCGGGTATCGGGTCTGCTAATAATAATATATACCCAACTGGTTCTCAGGAATATTGGGATAATATAAATAACAGATTAGCATGTTCTGGAGACAACCCTTTTTGTACTCCTGTCGTTGGTCAGGGATTGGTGGGTTATAAAGTGGAGACTATTTATGTGCATAACCAGGGTGATCCTAGCGATGCAGTTTGCTATCCGCCCGAAAGAATACTTCCTCCATGTTTTGTAGGAGACGGTCTTTTAGAATTTAATACCTTTCATGCGGAATCTGTATTTATTAATGAACCGCCTTTTCCTTGCAGAATTTCTTTAGAAAGTGGAATTATAAATCCAGGCCCTGATTCGATAGATTTTAAATTAACTTATGAGTCTGGTCCTGGACATACACCAAATAAGCAATGGTTATTTTTTGAAGAAGCTCCACTTCCAGCTGGCTATAATCCTTCTACAGCAATTTTAAAAAGTGGATTATCTGGATCAATAGGTAGCGGTGGTAGTGGGTTTTTCTTTCATATCGTGCCTCAGCCAGATCCTACTTCATCAATAAAAATCGACGATGGAGAACGTTGTTTTATATATGCTAGATCAAAATCTGGCAAAAATTATCCTTTATCAATTAATGGAAATGAATTTTTTCTATCTAAAGAAGCTGTCTCTGAACTTATAAATGATAATTCTCAATTTGAATTAAAAAATAAAAATGAAGAAGTATCATTAACTAGTGCTATTAGTTGTGCAATTAATCCTGGCGGATGCTGTGAGCCGAGAGACTCTTCCGCAGGAAGAATGGGTATTAATTATTATACAAAAAAAATATATGCTATTGAAAATTTAGCGATATCGAACGGAGCTATTTTGAAAACATGCGGACTTTGTCCTCCAAGTGGACCAGTTTGTATAGAAGATCCAAACGTATGTCCGGGAGTTACAATAAACAACGAAGCAGTGGCTGGACTTAATAACTCTGTCATTGCTAGAGTTGTTGGAACGCCAACAACACCTGGTACTTATACAACAAAAATTGTATTTACTGGTACTTATGGTGGAGGGGGTCCTGGAAATGGAGGTGGCATACAAGAAGTTTGGACATTAACTATTGTTGTGCAATCTCTTGGAGGTGGAGGCGGTGGTGGTCCAACAGTTCCTTGCGGTCCGAATGATTTAATTAGCGGTTGGTATGACGCATCTGGATCTTTCTTAATCTTTACAAGTGGTTCGGGTCAAGGTCCTGGTGGAGATAATGTTGGGGTAGATAATCCTTGTGGTGGTGGTCACGTTTGCAATAGAGCTGACTTTGACATTAAAATGAAAACAGAGTTATCTCCCAGTGGATATACTGTGTTAAGTGGGATGTTGAATAATGCCGGAACAAGAGATAATGGACCAGGACCATTCCCGTATAATGGTCAATATGATAGATATAGTTCTAGAATTATAACTAGTGATGATAATTTTATTCTATTTGGTTTTTCTGGAGTTAATACTGGTTCTAATACAGGAATACCTCTATCGTTTTCAATTTCTATAGTTCCTTCGCCTGGAAATACGAACCCGCATTTAGGCGTTACTTGGGTAAGAATATTGAATGAATGTAATGAAGTTGTTTATAGTTGCTGCTTAGGAGAGGGTGGTGGGACTACCGCTCCTCCAGGATGGCAACCGCCGCCATATTCTCCAAATTCTTTTAATTTAAAGGAGTTAATAGATAACTTTGATATATTAAAATTAAATCAAGACTCTAATACAATATATTTGTAATATATAATATTCGCTTTAAAGATTTTTTTTGGATTTTGGTGTAATTTTATAAGGCATAAGGAGCTTTATGGAAAATTATATCTATGACGAAAATTTAAGAAAAAATTTGAATTTTGATGCAGTTTTTTTAGAAACTAATATCAATGCCGATGAAGATTTTAATCTGAGTGCAGATGCTATTAATGGGTCAAATTCTTTTTCATCTGAGACAAAATCAATTAAAGATCTTTATATATTTTTTGAAATACAAAAAGAGACTCATTAACTTAAAATGCAATCAAGAGATAAAAAATTATTTTTAGGAAAAATAGAAGATTTGTATTTAAAAACTCCAGATTATGTTACTGGGGTAATTTTTTCCAAAAAAATAAAAAATAATATTTCTACAAATGTTGAATGTATTACCTTTAAGGTTTCTGTAAAAAAAATAAAAAAGTATATTCCAGAAGATGAATTACTGCCAACCGAAGTCTGGATAGATGGTCTTAGATATATAACTGACGTAGTAGAAGAAGATTCTCCTGTTTCGTTAGCTTGCTATGATTGGGAATATAATATATCTCAAGAAATAAAAAAGCATAGATCGAGACACCGGCCTATTAAAGGAGGCATCGTTGTAGCTAATTTTACAGATAATTATGATCCAATATCTAGAATGCTACCAAGAGGTACGTTAGGTATGGTTTGTTTGGACAAAGACGATGGCTCTGCGGTAGGGTTAACAAATAATCATGTTTTAATGAAAGATTTTTTTTGTTCTGTAAATACATCAGATACAAATAATCTGCCGAATAATTCTAAAGAAAAAAAAATCATCCAATGGACGGAAGGTACTCCTATAAATTTAGAGAATGATTCTATTGGTACTATTAAAAGATTTATTCCGTATAGTTTAGATAAAATAAATTACGTAGACTGTGGGCTTATTGCTCTAGATAAAAAAAATAAAAATGGAGAGATTATTGTTGATAAAAATGAATCATTTCAACAATTAGGCTTAAATTATGAAGGCCGTTATTACTCGTTCGCTACTTCTGAAGAAATAGATTCTTTATCTTTTTATGACAGAGAGGTTTATTCTTCTGGCCGAACAACTGGGGCCAAGGGTGGTAAAAATTGTTCTTTGAAAATTACGGGGACTTCGGGATTTTTTACTATTTCGTATTTTTATAATGATCAGATTTTTAAAATAGATTTCGGCGATTGTATTCAATTTAAAAATCGAGATGGAACGAGAAATCCAATTTCTGGAGGAGATAGCGGCTCTGTTTTAATAGCAAATTTTAATGGTGTTCATAAAATTGTGGGGTTGTGTTTTGCGGGCACTAGATTTACTGGTATTGCATGCCGAATTGATAGAATAGCAACTTTATTAAATATAGAATACTGGGATGGAAGAGTTACTAATTTTACAGATAAAACAAAAAAACATATTTTAATATTAAATAATACCAGTACTAGCAGAGATTTATTTAAAACCGTAAAAGATAAAAAATATTGGTTTGCGGGTTTAACTTTTGAAGATTCGAATTTAAATTCTCTTTTGTATACTTCAAATAGTTCTTCTTCTTTTAAGAATTTAAATTATTTAAATATAAATGTAGATCAAAATTTACTTTCACCAAAGCATTGGGTAGATGTTTCTATATCTAACGACGGTAAAAATATTTTCTTAGCAGAATCTGGTATTATTAGTGGTAATTATTATTATAGCAATAATTATGGAGAAGATTGGTATATTTCCTCTATAAGAAACAATAATAAAGTTATTTATCCTAAATCTATAAATATTTCTTGGAGCGGTAACAGAATGTTTATTGGTTCTGATAAGAATTCTATATATTATTCAGATAATAATACAGGGGTTAATTTTTCTAGTAGTTCGTCTTATATTTCTTCTAGTAGTTCGTCTTATATTTCTTCTAGTAGTAGTTCTTCATTTGCCAGCTCTTCATTTAGCGCCGGTAATCTTTTTATAAGTTTCGAAAATGTCATATTTTCGTCTTCTAGTAGTTCGTCTTCGACAAGCGGCTCGTCTTCTACAGGTGGCTCTTCATTTAGCGCCGGTAACGTTTTTATAAGTTTCGAAAATGTCATATTTTCGTCTTCTAGTAGTTCGTCTTCGACAAGCGGTTCGTCTTCGACAAGCGGTTCGTCTTCGACAAGCGGTTCGTCTTCGACAAGCGGTTCGTCTTCGACAAGCGGTTCGTCTTCGACAAGCGGTTCGTCTTCGACAAGCGG